AGAACGATTCAACCGCATCAGCATGAGTTTTATGAAATGGTACTAATTCTGCGTGGAAGCTGCCGTCATTTTTATCGTGAGAATTATATCCCTCTGATTCCTGGTGATCTATTCCTTATTCCGCCGCATCAACCACATGCGTATTGTTTTTGCGATACAATTGAGATGTGCAATTGCCAGTTTTGTCGTGAAATACTGGATTATGAATCGGAACAATTTATTTCTGATATTGAATATACCGCTCTTCAGAAAAAGACACCCGCTCGCAAGCGGTTTCAGGATATCCAAGCAGTATGGATGGATTCGGATAACCGAATACCGTTGAATCATTTTGGCAACATCAATAGTCAAGGAATTATTCACTTAAACCGAACAGAGCAAAATTATATTTTTTCATTTTTCGAGCAAATTTTCAAAGAACAGAGTGAACAAAAATTTGGATTTGAGCGCATGAAAAGGAATTTACTTGAAACAGTGCTGATACAAATTAAACGTATTCAGATGAGCCAATTTGAATTTATGGAGCATAGTCCAAGTTGGCAGACCGAAATGATTGATGCGGTGCTAAATCAAATTGAGCAGGATATTGCTATGGAATATGATTTTAAGGAACCACTGATTTAATCCTTCATAAGTCAAGAAGGTGTGGTATAATAGGGGAAAAGGGGGCGCGTGGCATGAAACAGGAAAGTTTTAGCGACATGGAATACGCTTATCGGAAAAAGAAGACAAAGCGGGAAGAATTTCTGGAGATCATGGACGAGATTATCCCGTGGGATGAATGGGTATCTCTGATCGTGCCCCACTATCCCACGGGAAAACGTGGTCGTCCGCCTATCGGGATTGAAACCATGCTGCGAATGTACCTGCTGCAATGCTGGTTCAGCCTGTCGGACGAGGGCGTGGAAGATGCCATTTACGACAGCTATGCCATGCGGAAGTTCATGGGGATCAACTTTTTCGAGCAGGACGTACCGGACGCCACCACCCTGCTGCACTTCCGTCATCTGCTGGAGGAGAAGGGAATAGGCAAACTGTTTTTTGACGCCATCAGCCGCTGCCTGGAGAAGGCTGGACGGATGATGCGTGGCGGCAGCATTGTGGACGCCACACTGATCAGCGCGCCCAGTTCCACCAAGAACGCGGAGAAAAAACGGGATCCGGAGATGTACTCAGCGAAAAAGGGAAACCAGTGGCATTTCGGCATGAAGTGCCACACCGGCGTGGATGCCGGGAGCGGGTTTGTCCACACAGTAGAAGTCACCGCCGCCAATGTCCACGATATCACCGTGGCGGAAAAGCTGCTGCGGGAGGATGACGAAGTAGTTTACGGGGACAGCGCGTATCTGGGGCTTGAAAAACGAGAAGAAATCAAAAATAATCCACAGTTTTCCGCAATTGAATACCGCATCAACCGCCGTCCGAGCAGGCTGCCCAAGGTTTCCGACAACGCCATTGACTGGGAGCGGTACATTGAAAACCGCAAATCCGCTGTACGCTGCAAGGTGGAACACCCCTACCGAATCGTGAAAAATATCTTTGGTTTTCGAAAGGCAGTTTATCGAGGACTGCGTAAAAATCTCAACCGATTGCATGTGCTGTTTGCCAGCGCGAATCTGTATATGCTTGCCAGGGCGGGCGGCTCATTGCGACCCGTTCAGGGTTCTTGCGCCCTTTAGACCGGATGGAGGGTGAGAAATGGGTGTTTTCTCCCCCAATATGGCTCTATACTTAGGTTTTGTATCATGTTTCGATTGCATGTGATTTGAGAGGAGCTTTAATCAGTGGTTCCTATAATATCCAGAGTGCTGCCTCAGCACTTTTAACTGTTTGATCATCTCTTTATAATCCATGGCAAGCTCCTTTTTATTGGGCACAGAATAACTGCTCATATATCTTCCACTGACCTTTTCCGGTTAAACGAGGCTGCCGGTAGGTCTGTCCATTATAGCGGTTGTATATCTCAATCACCTCAAATAACCCGGCATCCATGTACTTTTGATATGGCATATTTCGTTTGTCCAGAATTTTCGCATCCCGCAGCCGCTGAAAAAGACGTTTCTGTCCAATTTCACGATGCCCTTTCTCATATAAAACCTTGGCAAAATCTCCAATGGATATGCTTCCATTTGCCGTGCCAATGTCCTGCGCAAATGAAACAAGCGGTGCATCCGTTTCAATTTTTGCCTCCAACACCTTACGTTTTTCTTGCTCATGCTTCAATGTGGTACATAATTTAATCATCGTGTCTGGGTTCAGGATAGCCTGTTCCAGTGTTTCAGGCGTTAGATAAGCGCCATGCTTCCGAATGGAGGGGATAACTTCATCAAAAACCCATTGCTCAAATTTAACGGCTGCTGGAAGTTTAGAATGGGCAATCAAACGGTAGACATCACCTTCTGGGATAAAAGACATTTCTGTTTTGCGCATTGCAGGTGTACCATCTGCTTTTGTGCCTGTCTGTACCCATGCGTCACGTTTCGTTACACAGGGGCAATGGTCTGCAATAGCCTTGCGCGGGTTAGTATACCCCAGCGATTTTGCAACATCAGTTGCACAGAACAGCGTTTTGCCATTCTCCGTCAGCGTCCGGATTTCCCCAAATTGAGCATTGCTGAAAATTTGAAGTTCGTTCATTTGTTGTCTTCCTTTCCTTTGTTGATATACGTGGTCATATCATACATCTACGAAATACTTGTTCATTCACAATTTTCCATCAGTTTTTTTACACGTGCAATTTCCTTTGGCGTATGTGGTGTGCCGCCAACATTCAGTTGGATATACCACTTTAACACTTCTTTTTTTGTTTTGAGCGTGTTAATGTTGATCTTCATGCTGTGCCGGATTAAATCGGTTTCTCCCTCAAAGTTAGAATAGAACAAACCAAATGCAGGGATTTCATCATGCATAAAACGCTGAATTGCTGTGATCCGCTGAAGCCCATCCACACATACAAAATCATGGTACTCACCCTTTTCCCAAAGATGATGCCAATTGGGATGGTTGAAATAAAGGATTCTTCCGGTTTTTCCGCCACGCAGAATAAACTCCAAAAAGTCAATTTGTTGTATATCCGTCCAAACGTGCCCGCGTTGAAAATCAGGGTTAAGCTGTAACCCTTCTTCATGTATCTGCTCATCAAGCCACTGCATCATATATTCCCATGATACATCAATTTGATAGAAACCATCGTTGATAAACTCTGGTATGTCCTTAAATCTCATGTTTAAGCCTCCTGAAATTTGTGTTTTAGAGCGCAAAGATTCATTCTATTGCGCTCTTTCTGATTTGACAAATGTGTTACATATTCGCCGTAGTTTTATATTCCTTTTGAATCAACGCAAACAATTTCTGCTGACCTTTTGCCGTGATTCTGGTGGTCGGAATGTTTTCTTTAAGATACGTATTCGGAATCGAAACAACCTTAAACCATCCTGCGTTCATGTACTTCTGATATGGAATGTTTTTGCCATCCAGAATGCCCTTTCTTCTCAGCCATTCAAACAATCTTGTCCTGCCAATGTTAATTTTGTGCTTGTCATACAGCATCTTTGCATAGATGCCCACTGACACAGTTTCATTGCCCGAAATGAATTTTTCCGCAAGCTGAACCTTTGGTCTGTCCTCTTCGGCTTTCTTTTCCAACAGCTGATTCTTTGTTTCCAGCTCAATAATTTTGCTGTTTGCAAATAAAACAGCCCTTGATAATAATTCTTCCCCAGACATATTTTCCTGCCCGACAATATATCCGCCGTGCTTCCGGATGGAGGGCAATACCTCAGCCGTAACCCAGCGGCGAAACTTCTTTGCAGATGGGAGTTTGCTGGACAAAACAAGTGCGTAAAGACCACTCTCATTGATGACAGGAGTTTTTTGCATTCTTCCGATGGAGTCCTGAATTGGGACTTCATCTTTATCCTCGTTATCCACGTGATCTTGAATTGCTTTTGTCGCTCGTTCATAACCTAATGCCACTGCTACATCTTTCCCAACCAGCCACGGTTCGCCGTTAATCTCTACCGTGCGGATTGTTCCAAATTCCGCATTTTCAAATACTTTTAACGTGTTCATATGATACCTCCATGCTTTTTATTGTCCGTGTGTTCCATGTCTAAATGACAGATATCGGAATCAAGATTCCCATGCAATCCCTCCCTTCTGATGCAGCGGTCAACACATTCCCAAAATGTTTCTGCCGTCCATAGCCAGCCTGAACTTTGCGTTGTGCAAAACACTTTGATTTGTTCGATATCTACACCTGTTCCATACCTCTGCCAAATCAGTGCCGGGACAGATTCATTAATTTGTTCCAGATTTCTTTTTAACACCTTGCATTTCTCCCAAGTGAAATAGGTGAGGGCTTCCCGTACCTTTTGCCGTCCGAAAATCGGAACACTGCGATATGTTTCCGACTCAAATGTGCCACGCAGTGCAGCGGTCAAATGCTCATCCACCAGGGAAACAGGCCATTGCGTTATTCCTTCAATCTTTTTACAGATGATATGGGACAGATTGCAAAATGGGATATTTCCCCGCGCTGTTTTCCCCATGCGTACCAGCCGTTTATGGACGGCAATATTGCTCATGGTTCCAAGCGCATCCGCAATTTTCCGTTCGGACATTCCTTCTAAAAACAATGCAAGGATTTCTTTGTCAATCTCGTCTTTTGGGTGATATTGTTCTGTACCCATATCAAACAAGTAGGCAAAACGTTCTGACAAGGCATAGCCTAATTCTTGTATAAGAACAAAACTTTTTCGATGCATCAGGCTTCCGCGCAAAATATTGCGGAGGACTGCCTCAGCTACTTCCGCTGATGAAAAACAGGAAACTTCATCCCATAGCCATGTGTCAGCCAAATGGCTGCTGACTGCATAACCAAAACAATAAGCAGTATATGGATCATCATCCCAGCCATATGGCGGGGATTTCATGCGTTCCATTATCTTTACAAGGTCAACCTGTCCGGTTTCTCGTAATGCGGTATTCAGATTCATTTCACACCGGCGGATGTTTTTCTGACAGACAGTATAACAATCTGTTCCATCCGGCAGTTTTAATAATTTTGCGGCGTCCCTGCGTTCCAGCCCGGCTTTTAGGGCATCCTGAATCAGTTTAATGGAAGTATAAACCTTTTCGTTCATGCCGGTTTGTTCCCTTCCGTGTGGGAAGATTTTTCGGATAATCCAATCCAGTTCTGTATGGGAGATAGACTTTTCCGGAAGAAATTTACTAACAACATGGTAACGGGAAAAGATGGTTATGGCATCTTCACGCGCTTTGGCATAGGCGGAAAGAATTGCAGCTTCCCGATCATTGCGTTCATAAATTTCATCCGGCAAAAGACCATCCCCGCGATGGGCATTTTCCAAGGCACGATAATCAGTGTAAGCCTCTGAAAATGCGCCGTCCTGACTGACATAACCAGTACCTTCGTAACGCGCCACAAGTTCCCAATAAGCATCATAAGCCTGAAGAAACTCTGGCGGGGCTTCCGCACACAAAACAACCAGATTGCTCTTTGTTTTCTCTACATAGGAGCGGATTCTATCAGGATATCCAATCAAATATAAAAGGTTAATTCGGTTTGGATTGTCAAAAGAATCCGCATAATTGATTGCTTTCTGCCAATGTTCAATCCGTCCCTGGAACAGGCGGAACCGCCGCCGCTGTGCCTTTGTGTAGGTGTATTTCGGGAACAGACGAAATGTAAATGTATCATGGTATTCCACATTCCGATGTTTCTTTGTTGGCATCTGCATCTCCTTTCCGTTCCCGTTTCTTCCTTTGCAATTTATCAGCGTATACCCAGAATTTTTTAGGTAGCAGCAGGACAGTGATCAGCGTGGTTCCGTTGAACAGATAGACCGAGTGGTTATAGACGCGCAAGTTGGTCGGCTTATAGTTAAGCAGAAAGATACCATCCAGATGCCGGGATAGTTTTCCCTTCGTTTCCGCATGAGTGATACCATATTGCAGCGCTTTTTCCGCTGTACGGTCTACAGCGCTTTTGTTGATTCCCAAACGCTGACGAATGCGCTTTTCCGCATGGTGGGTAACGATTGCACCATCTTCTATATTTGCTGTATTTTTGCCATCGCTGATGATTGGGGCAATGGAGGACATATCAAACTGACGCGCGCCACAAACACCACGCCTGACCTCCCATACCTCATCCATATTGCGCACCAGCGCATATAACTCCTGATTGTTATGGGCAATGCTCAGCCGTGTTCCGGGGAGATGATTCGCCTGCTGATGGTAACTGGCAGTTATCCAGGAAATCACCTTGAGGAAATCAGGCAGATTGTCCACAGAATCCATCGCTTCCATAAACGCCGCCCAGGTATGGTCACAGGTTCCACATCCAAGCTGTTCCATTTCAGATTTGTCCCCGCTATACGCCTCAGATACAATATAGCTGTTATTGAAATCGTTATAAAAAATGATTTTCCGACGGGTCATAATGATTCCTCCTTTTATCCCTCCGCCGAAAGTTCCAGCGGAGGGATACCCGGTGTAACATGGTGATGTTTGGTAAGGTGCAAAATGCACAGCTGCTGTTTCTATTTAACATGATAACACAGTTTTATAAATTAGACAACAATTTTATTCGCTGTTAATAAAGTTTTTAGCCTCGAATTGGGAGCAGGAATCCAATGGCGTCTGGCGCATATTCCATCCAATCTTTCGGATATACGAACAGAGCGGGGCGTTTATTGAATTGACATTCACGCCCAATGTAGAGCATAGCATTCGTGCCAACAGATTCCACAACATTTACCAGATACCATGGGTTGAAATGTGCGCTAATGGTATGACCATCATTCGTATTGACAGTAATTTCTACAGGTACTGCACCAGTTTTGATGTCTTTACCTTTCTTCCAGGGCTTTGCCAGGGCTTTCCACTCTTTAATCTTCTCCGATGTAGCAATACAGGACAAAAACGCATCTGCTTCTTTTATCTCATGTTCTACCAAATTGTAGATTTGCTGCATTTCATCACCTTCCGGTAGATCGTCCGGTTTCTCGTTGAGAAGTACCGCGGAAATCCCATCGGTAACGATCCACTTATCCCATGCAGGGTGAATGCCAGGTTTTGTTTTTAATTTCCAATCCTCACACTGTGCATTTTCCAAAGCGATAATATTCCCCATCGCTGCAATTTGTTTCTTTGTCATGTTGATTTCCTCCTCTGAAATGCTGTTATCCGTCTGGATTTCCATAGCTGCAAATTTGTGAATCAGGTTTATTCTGAATCATTATCTGTATAACGCCGTACCACCATATCAGCATAACGATTTGCTTCTTTTTCCTGAAAACAGTCATAAATCAGTTTGACTGCCACAATAACCACACAGAATAGAATTTCCATATTATAGTTCCTCCTTTACTGACATACATAGCAGACTGGCAGTCAAAGTATCCGGTGCAGCAGTGGTAATACCATCAAAAGTATTCAGCAGTGGGTTTCCATCTCCGTGCTGCTTCTGTGGCTTTACCTTAACCTGTTCTGGCATATACACAATGATATCCGCCTTGAACCGCCCAATATCATTAGTATCGCCGCGTGTCTGTGCAATCTGGTTTGCCTCCGCAACGGCTTCTGTTCCCTGCAAAGCAGAGAAGTAGCGTGTTTTGGAGATATTGGGATTGTAGCGGTAGTCCACGGCTAAAGCGGTTCCGCCGTGGTTGCATCCCAAACCAAAAGTATAGATGCAGTAGCGCGGCTCACTGACACGCTCAAACAAAACCCCATCCACCAGCAGATAAGCACGGATATCAGCCTGCGCCTTTTTGATAACGGTATCCCTGGTTGTTTCCTTACCGATTTCACTGTCCCAATGGGACCGAAAGTAGGTGCTGCAATGCTCATGGTTGTAAATCAGCTCGTCCAACGGTGTAGAAAATCCGTATTCTTTGGCTGCACTGTGGTTACGCATTTCAGCTTGCGCCCAAAGTTCTCCTTTGAACATATAAATTTTTCCCTTGCCATGAAAAGACACGTCATCAAAGGCAAGACGCAGATTTTTCAATCTGACTTCTTGCAAGGCAATATCAACATAATCTTCGCACGGTCTGTAACGAAGTTTGCGGCATCGGGGAGGAATATAGCTATCCTCGTATTTGATCCAGGTTTTAATTTTCATGCTTAATACCTCCATTATTATTCCAGAAGAGAGGGAGGGATTCTAATCTCTCCCTCTGCTAAACTTACTTGCTACGAAATTCTGTGTTAAATTGTCCTTCACAAGCCGCTACACCAAAAGAATCGCCGTAAATAACCTTTTCTTGTTGTTCTCCACATTGAAAAATCAAGTTTGGTCTTACTTCATCTCCATCGTCTTGCATTCTCCGTGCTCCGCAAACATACCATCTAGCAAACATTTGCTCTTTAAACACTTCACGCAAATAATATCGCTTGCTAATAATACCACGATATACCTCTCTGCCAGTTTCAGGTTCAATCTCAATAAACTTTACGGGTATTGTTTTATCTGGATGTCTTAATTGGTCGTTATACCAATCATTTTGCGAGCACTTCATAAACCATTCTTTGCATATGTCTAAGTATTCCAAAACTGCGTGTTTTTCGATATAAGAAATCCCAAGACGGTCAAACACGGATTTCTCCATAAATGAAATCACTGTATGTCCCTCATCATCTTGACACACGAGTTTGATACGTCCGTCCAGGAAGACATCCGCATTCCAACCATACTTATTAATTCTTTCATAGTCTTCTTTAGATAGAGATTCAATTTTAATGATCATTTTGAAATCCTCACTTTCAATGAAATGGATATTATATCCATGTTTGCCCGCAGCGAAATACAAAGTAAAAATGTTCGCCGTAGTCTTCGATTCGATCATTAGTGCGATGCAAATCGTATTTTTCTGCCAACTCAACAACACTCCTTTTCAGGCAATTCCGTGCGTCCCAGTAATCATCCCTGTCTGGGCTGATATCATATTGGGGAACGATAATAACGTGTGGAATATAGCTGGTAAAGCAACTCAAATCGAATGGTATGCCATCATGGAACTTGTCCGGTATAATATCCCTGATTTGAAGCAACTCTTTTTCAAAAGATCTGCATCGTTCCAAAATCCCAAACTGTTCTGCCATTCTGAGTTCTCTTGATTGCATGGTATTCATTTCCTTTCTTTGTGAATCTACAATCTGTCCTGTGATAAACAGTATTTTCGATTTATCGCGGTATACAGTCTGCTGAAATAACATCCGCCAACGCACACACCGTTTATGCGCTAGCAGATTCCATAAATTTCTTTAACCCATGGCAGAATTTCATCACGCCATGTATAAAAGTCATGCACAGCGGCAATTGCGTCATCCCTAGTCATGTCATCGGGCATAAAGGACAGGAAATCTGTTAAATGCGCTACGTATGTGCAAAACTGCTCGCCACTGCATAACTGACAGATTTCATCCAGTCCCCAGCCGTTTTCCTTGCAGGCAAGCCAGTCGTCCGGCGTAAAATCCATCACAGAACCGATACTGCTGTTATAATCCTGAATGGCATATGGCAGCCCTTCATCTGTGAACCGCCAATCCAATTTGTCGTAACGCTTGCGATATTCTGCTTTGGCTTCTGCGATTGCATCGCGTAATGTGATATTTTTCATCATAGCACCTCCATAAAATATAGCAGTCATAAATCGGGCTTTGCTAACCTGTTTTTTTAATCCATCCAGACATTTTCTATGCCAAAAGAAAAACGGATACATTTTCTTTTGATGGCGCTGATGATCACTCTGTCAGCTTTATCCATTATAGCGGTAAGCATGGCACTTTCTTTCTTATCCAGCATAGATATTGTATTCATATCCAAAAACAGCATCGCATTTTTCTCGTGCTGGTTGGGTTCCATATCCTCCAGCCTTTGTACATCATCGCAATACTGAAGAAATTCAGTTAAATCAGCCTTGATTTCTTGAAACAGCCGCAGCTTATTAAAATCCGCACGCTTTCCCCTGAAATTCTCATTGCGCTGATACATCGCATCAATTTCTTCCGAAGAAAAGGTAAATGTTCGCCGCAGCTTTGTTGTACCCATTGATTCTTCGTCAGCCGCAGGGAAAAGTTCCTGCGTTTCAATACGCCAGGACTCTACATCCATACCTTTGCGGATTATGGCAGTATCTTCACCACACTCGCATACATCGTCATCGTAGTGATCATGGATATCATAGCCCCATTCGCTGACAGAATCCTGCCAATCTGCACGCATTGCATTCTGTGCATCCTGCTTGCTGACAAATGATTTCACATCACAATCACATACACAGTCTGTATTTTGCATATGAATCAAATTATAAACCTTCATAAATTGAATCCTCCTCGATATTTTTTAGAACCTCTATTTTTATAACAGAGAGAAAACACGATTTGCTAACCACTCAGAAAAACTTTTTCAAAAAAGGCGGGGATGCTGTGTTGACAGCATTCCTATTCGTTTAAAAATCCAGGGTTTTGTTTCAGTTCCGCTTCTGATAGCAATACCAGTTAAACATTGGCACAAAGTCCATAGGCGTAATTGCATACGCGTTTTTTCGATCATCCCCCCAAAAAATTCAGCTTGCGGCATCTACCACCGTATAATCAGTAGGGATATGTTTTGCCGGAATGTAAGTACCATTATCCGGGTTAAACCAGAACGGGCGCTTGAATTGATAGGCAGGAGCGTGCTTGATAACTGTCATTACTTCATTTTTCCATTGGAATTGAATCCGCGTTCCAATGGGAAGATTAGATAACGAAGTTGGAAGCTTTTTCTGTTCCGCTTTCTGCCGGCATTTTTGCCGCCATATCAAAGCACTTTCATATATGGTAGGTGATAGCAGATTCAAAATAGACAGCGGGCAATCGTAATAAAACGGCTCCATATCCTCGGACATATCTTTGTATCGGAAGTTATGATAATCTCTCATGTCCGTCTGCGTCAGGACTACCAGCCCGTAGGTGTGCCCTTGCGGATGCAGCACCGCCGCATAATACACACTGCCTATCATTGATGATTTTACTAGTTTATGACCATATACTCCTTCTGAACAGAAAAGCTCATGATCAAGCTCCGCTTTCCGATCAATCGACCCATTGCGCTTGTAGTAAGTCGCATGATAACTTGTCCAACCCATTGTTATAACCTCCTCAATAAATGACAATCTTTTTAGTCAGCAGCATATACAGCGCTAAAGGAAACAGCAATACCAGCGCTGTAGCGTCCTGATCTTTCGGCATTGCACTGGCAGAACACAGGCACAAAATCAGGACACAGCAGACCAGCAATCCCAGCCCCATCAGCTTTTGCATAACCATCTTTCGCCGATATATCCGGCGCTGTTTTTTGGTCATGTAACGTTTTCCCATGTGATAAAATCACCTCCTGTTCATATAACAGCCTGATTCATCCGTTTGCTAACTGCGTTCAAAACAAAATTGTGACATCCGCACCTGCGACAAAAGAACATGGTGGAATTAGGGTTGCATTCCAGTTCCTTCACGATGTTTGACTTCCGGCGATAGCGGAAAACACAACCGCATCCCTGGCAAATCACCTTATATTGAATGCCGATATCCAGTTCATCAATTTCCTCAAAATTCTCACAACGTCTGGCATTACAGCCCAACCACAGCGCCACCCGCTTCCAAACGCCATCATGCCCATGGATTTCGTTATATGTCCACGTGACATAAAGATGAGCATATTCATGCCGGATAACATTGATAATGTGTTCCATTGTTCCATGATCTATCAGCCGTTTTGCAAATACAAGTTCCTTGATGTAATAATTTTCGCCGCTCCTTTGCCAGCAGCATTTGCCCCATGTCCTTGTCATTCTGGACGATATGCGAACTGGAACCCTGGCTGTATCCATACCAGTGATTTCATCCAAACGACTCATTTCTTCACGGATAATATTTGTATTCATATTGATACCTCCCATTGATAATAACAGCCGGATTTGCGTATTTGCTAACGCTGAAAAACAAACAAAAAAAACGGGGAGAAGGTTTTACCCCGCTCCCCGTTATCTGCTTTACGCCATTTTGCGGCTGGTTACAGCCTTTGCTGCCCACCGCGCCGCACGTTTGGGATTGCGTGCTTTCGCTTTGGCGGCAGCGGTCTGAACCTCACCCAAAGAGGGGATACCCGCCGCACGATGTGCGCGATATTCAGCCTTGGTGATTTCCACCGCGTCATCCAGAATGTCCAGCCGTGTCCCATGGGCAACAAACTTCTGCCCGTTTTGCTCACCAATCATGTACTTTTTCATGTCATTTTCCTCCGTTTTGTTTTATTGGGATGACTCCCATTTTTATTTACAGGCGAATAAATCCGCGCTGTTTCATAGAAAAAGCTGTCAGCAGCAGGAACCCTGTAGATATGCCTGTTTCGCGGCAAAATAGGCTTCCTTTTGCGTCCTTGTAAAGTCCAGCGCGTCAAAATACGATTCGATATCGTCCGTCATGTAACACGGGAGAACCCCAAATGCACTTAACGTATCACAATCCGCCTGCCAGTTGATGGCATATTCATGGTTCGCCATCTCCTGACGAAACGCAGATTGCCAATATTCAAAATTATCTTTTGTTGCATTTTGTGCTGCTTCCAACTGCCTGAAAAGCGCAACGTGTTCCCGTACAAATGCCGCGTTTCGATAATAGGCAAAGCTGATTGGGTTGAAAATCATTCCAGCGGTCTTTTGCGCCTGTTCCCGTTCTGCCTGTTCCGTGTTGCCAATGTAAAATGCAGAAACGTTATCCTCCTGCATTCCATAATAATTGCGTAGGTAGTATTCCCGGCGGTTATAGTCGGTGTAGTCTGACAGCGGCGCAGCGATTTCCTCCGGTGTAAAGAGGATTGCCCGCATTTTTTGCAGGTAGATTTCCCGCAGTTGCTGCTGTGTTGCGTTCTTCCACTTGTGGTGCAGTTCATAATCATTTGCGTAATAGATATGGTGCCCGTTTTTGAATACCAGACAGCTATAACCAAAGTAGCCACCAAAGTCCACCAGATAAACAGTGTGCCCCTTTACATCCAGCGTTTCCAACGCGATAGAAGCGGCATCCGATTCCGTTAAGGATTCAATCGTTTCAATCGTGTATAATTTCATTTGTAAAAACCTCCTTGCAAGTTACCATTTGAATTTTCAAAAGATCTTCAATTGTTCCGTTTCTCAGAACCTCCTGATTTTTTGCTTCAATTGTTTTAGCTTCTGCCTCTGTGATTTCTTTGTCACCAATGAGGTATCGTTTCAACTGTTCACCTCCATTACAATAACAGGATGAAATAGGGATTTGCTAACCATGCCGGGGGAATTTCCTTGATTTTATTCGTCAGATTGCCAGACTGACCCGAATTGCCTGATTGACTTGTTCCTGCGTATCCATATCAATCCGCCCCACTTGCCGCCCCAGACGGCGTTTATCAATTGTCCGAATTTGTTCCAGCGCCACAAAAGACGGCTGCCGGAGGCAATATAAATTGACGTGCGTTGGGAATTGTGCCTTGTGCATCCGGCTGCTGATTGGCGCGATAATCACAGTAGGCGCATAAATGTTCCCTGTGTTGTTCTGGATGACCAGCACCGGTCTGACGCCGCTCTGTTCGCTGCCTGCCGAGGCTGTTAAATCCGCTATGTAGATTTCGCCGCGTTTGATTTCCATGATGTATCCCTCCTTAAATCACGTTAAATTGAACCCGTGGCCGCTCAATCATGTTGCACCAGCTATTCGCGTGCGCCTCATTTGCCGCCTGCGTTTTAGGGATATACATCCCGTCATCCACCTCGAAAATGGCAATCCATCCATCATTCATCACAGCAAACGCATAATCAATCCCGTTGAAGTGCCTGCGGGTCACATGACCTGTTCCGTTTTCGGCTACCCATTTATGAAATCCATTTGTATCCAACATAACTGTTTTCCTCCCTGTTTTTGGACTTATCGTCCGTCCTATTCTTATAACAGGCGCATTTCCTGTTCTGCTAACCGTCCTTAACGAAAAAAAATCCCGCTGGAATTATCCAGCGGGGAAATCTTCTATTGCAGTTTTTGGATTAGACTGTGATCTTCCTGAATCAAATACATCAGTTTCCGCGCCATAAGCGTCGGACTGCTCCGCCCAGACTCCCATGACTCCACTGTTCGACAGGACACGCCCAGCACGGCGGCAAATGCCCGTTGCGTGAGGGAAAGGGATTTTCGCACCTCCGCAGCATCCACATCTGGAAATGTCCGTTCATGGATAACCATGCCGGGGACTTCCTCGCCGCGATTCCATGCTCTAATGTCCTCTACCGCATCCTGAAGAGCGGCAGTCAGATCAAAACCCTTGAAATTTTCCTCGATCTCCTCGGGAGTCAAAGAGGTTTCTAAAATCAATTCATCCATATCAATGCTCCTTCCTGATATTCCGTGTAGCATTGTGCAAAAGTTCTTTTTGTGCTGGCGTCAAATCCGATTGTGCGCTCTTGGGGTAAATCATAAGAAAATGAATCTCTGTCCCTGTATCAAAATAGATCACACGCCCTCCAGCGCTCTTTCCACGTCCAGCTAATTTGATACGGACTTTACACGCGCCGCCCGTCCCCTCTACTATGGCTCCGGCAGTTGGATTTATAAGAAGGGCGTTTTCCATTGTTTGTAGCGCGGTGTCATTCAGTCCCATGATCTTACAGGCAGAAAGAAACGGGCTCCAATACACAAACTTTCTTGTCACGTTCTCCGCCTCCTTCCTTGTTAGTATATACGAAAATATCGTAGTTGTCAAGTGCGCTTCTATTATAATTACAGTCCCAAATCAGGATTTGCTAATCACTCCGACAAAAAAATAATGGCAGGATTTCTCCCGCCGTTCAGATATCATACCTTCCAACATATGCAGCCCATCCAGACTGTTCCGGCCGTCAAAAAAGCATACCGTTTTCCATATCATTACTGTAAGCCGTCGTGTCATCCGCTTTTAATGCTGCCATCCAGCCGTTCCGACTTTGGTATCCGCCCGCTTGCGCAACAATCGCTTCCATCATGCGCATACACCAGTCTGACGGATGTTGCCGGTCATCCTGATGCGCCCGCCTGAATTTATCCAGCCTGTCCAGCAGTTCCAAAATTTCTTTCCGATCCATGTTTAGACCTCCTTTATCGTCCAAAATTGTGCAATCCAGAATCATAGCAGCAATCATTTTTTCTTTCCGCTGCATTCCAGATTGGTATCTGTTATCATAACAATCTGAATTTTAATCTTGCTAACCAGCACAGAAAATATATGATACAAATGAAAAGAGGCAGGAAATTTCCTGCCTCGGTATGTATTAGCCCGCGCTGTCATTTTTCTATTGTTATGCTATATTGATTGTTACAATCTTCCTTTGTTATAGAATATTTTGAAGTGTTAAAGCTATCCGAAAATCCAAAGGTAATCACGCAAGTTTTGTAACTGTTTATCAACTCATCCGGAACCGATGAATAAATATAATATTTCACTGTTCCAAGCGGTTTTACAGTATCTGCATAGAAATCATTGCCGCTGCTTGCTGCTAAATAACCTCTGTAGTTATATTTATTATCAAACGCCATTTCAACCAGGACATCTTCTACACTATAAGAATTTCCACTTGTATTTTTCAGTGTTCCGGAAATATAAAAATACTTCTCATTTTCCACATCTGATATATAAGAATACATTCTGCTTGTATCAACCGGAAGAATCGTATCAGAAATAGAATGATCTTCTATGCCGATTTCCACAAAATCAAGGGTAATGGTATCGCCAATGTTTACAGGAATTGCTTTCTTTGCAGGCATTGCAGCAGTAACTTGTTCCGCGCCCGCAGTAACAGATGTAATCATGTTTGAAGCGCTGTCTAACAACTCCTGCCCACGCAACAAATACAGCCCGTCTAAATCTGATTTATTCAAAGCAATTGTTGTTTTGAATAATGACCATGCGCTAAAATATTCAGCAGGGATATTGTCGCTTTCGCAATAAGTAACGCCATAGAGAAATCTATAAAAGCCATCCAATGATTTTTCATAGTCGTCAAAGTCACAAAAACCCATATTGTTTACTTCAATATCCGATTGATGCTTTTGGAAATAATCTGAAAAATCTGTGATATGTCCAGCGTATTCTTGGGATAAACGCATGAAAAAATCTTCGAAATTATCCCCTTCCTGAAAGGAAAACGCATCGTATTCCTTGTTATATAATGGATTTTGGCTTAAAGGGCTGGTGCTATCCATATTGCTTGCTGTGTTGGAATTTCCATCAGATCCGCACGCTGAAAAACAAAAAATCAACAAACTTATCAGAACTAAAATAATCCGTTTCTTCACAACTAGTATCCTTCCTGCTTTTGTTATATCTGTTATGCCTGCTGCTTCTGGCTGTTCCGCATCTTCTGTGCGTTCCAGTCCATCCGCGGCGTGAAACCAACTGTTACAGATTTTTGGATCGGGAAAATTTGGCTGGCTTGCCGCTCCATGGGACTTAAATAACTACCATGGATAGTATACCACGGCTTCCGGCAGATGTCAAAGGAGAAAATGTTATGAAGAATAAATGATTTTTATGGGGCTTTTTCTATCAGGAAAAATCGGCAGTGCCAACCAAATCAATAGAAAAAGTGGCGGGGCGTTTATTCCTGCCGCTTCGTTTTTTTTACTCATTTTACCGCTATCACGTCCACATAATCCGCGCCCAAATGCCGCAGCATCCAGTTTCCCTGTGCCTTGGCAGCTGCTTCTGTGTCTTCATGGATATATTCCTGACAAAGATCCACCGGAAAGCCTGCATCCATTTTGCCAAATGTCATCCGCCAGCGGGGCAGTGAGGCGTTAAACAGTCCTAGAAACGCACAATATCCGCAGCTATCCAGATTATAAAAATCTGTGGTATAAACCACAGTCCATGATTTTCGCTTCCAGGCATCACAAAAGGTTTTATAAAACCCGTTTGTGAAATATTCCATGTTTATCGGTTCCGGGTTTGCTTTCAGCATTGCCCGCATTGCTTTATAATCCAGCATTTTTGCAACTCCTTTTGTTTTTATCATTGCAGCGGCGGGATTTTTCCCGCCGCGCTTATGCCTTATACGCCTCTGCTTATACACAGAATGTCAACAGCTTTTTAACGTTATATCGGCTTGCAGTTTCCAGCTTTTCTTCCGTCCGATTTCCAACAACCTGCCATGCGTCGCCGTTCTTTTGCCGTGTGAACGTTTCCGCGATATACTCACCGTTTCCGCCGTAATATTTCATGTAGTACACCCGGCGGATCGTTTGTGTGGTGTCAGTTTCCGCAATCACCTTTTGAAATGCGGGATAGTCGTTTCCAAAGGCGGGATTGTACAGGTAATTTGCGATGTCGAATTGATACCCGTTCGGCGCTTCCAGCTTCCGGATTTTGTTTATGTAATCCGGTTTAAGATTTCTTGCCATGTTTAAGCCCTCCAAAAGTTTGATATAAGGTGTGGTTCCTCTATTCTTATTACAGCCTGTTTGCTCGGTTTGCTAACTATTTTAAGAAAATGCCTAATTTTTAAGGCTCCATCTTTTGTATGTCATAGCGTACAGCAGGCGGACACTCCAACGGTATCCGCCTGCGCCCCAGTTCCCTTATGCGGCGCTCCCAACTGCGATCTCGTGCGCTTTAATCGTCCATTGCTGATATAAAACCCCATCGCCGAACTCGCCCCAATCGTCATTGATCTCATATCTGACGCATTCCAGCGCGGCGGGCTGGTCTTTATACTGCTCGCGCAACCATGCGGCAGCCGCTTTGATCTCATCTTCCATAGCGGCGCGGGCTTCTTCCTTCGTTCCATAAACAGATACGGGCGGGTTACAGCCCAGAATATTGTCATCTTCAACGATGTTGCGCATCAGTGTGTAAACCTTCATTTTAATAACCTCCATAATTTTGTATTGATTATATTGATTCAAGCGGCGAACCGCTTTTTTAATAACTTCGCGGCGGCTTCCTTCTGCTCTTCTGTCAGAGAGGCGATCACGTCCTCCAGCTTCGGCGGGTGCGCCCACTCTTTGAAATACCGAATCATGTTAGCCGCTGTTACTTTCGACTTGTTGAACCGGTATGCCTCAGACAAATACGGCTCTACAATGATTGCGATTTGTTCCCGCTCCGCGCTCACGTCGAAAAACTGGATCTTGTGCTGCTCTACCTGGTAGGACGTGGGGGAAGTCCATGTTTTCGTGCTGTAACAGATTTCTACGATCATCCGCGTTTCTTTCTCTCCGATGTTGGCGAATAACATAACCCCGACATCGTGCGGCTCGTCCGGCATCCGGCGTCCGCTTTCGTTGGCGTCCGTCCATGGGACAAGGCAAAAGTGATGCAGATTCGGCGCTGTGATGGCCTCCAGAATCCGCTTGTAGGGCGTATGTACGACCTTAAAGCAAAATCCAGTGTGACGCTCGGCGGATACGAATTGCAGGTTGTGCGGTGCGGCGAGAAGCTGAAAAGCGGCTTCCTCCGTAAATTGTACTGTGATTCTGTTATTCATTTTTTTTTGCAATCTCCTTTTATTTTGTTACGCTTTTAAAGCCGGACTTGCTAACCATTTACTCAAATTTTTAGAATCCGCCGGAGCCGGTCAAACCCCGGCGGACTAGCTTTATCAAATGAAATACATCTCCCCATTGATTTCTAATGCAACGGCTTCCTGCTGCATTTCCCTTTTGATTTCTTCGCAATGGTCAACCACGCGCCCGATATGTGCCTGTAAATCTTTGTCGCTGGCATAGGCAAATACTACAGTTGTATTCTCCGCAACCAAACCAACGGCAGGCGACAGCCAATAACCCAGCGCGGCGGTAGAAGTCGAACCGCCAAAGCAATCAGCCATCAGCGCGGCAGTACGCTTGACCTGTTCTGTATTGTCGGCGGCGGTATCAACGCCGCTGGTCGCTGGCACGTAAACAGTGACTTTGTGGGACAGCTTGATGCAGGCTTTCAGTTTCGCATTGTTAATTGTCATGATATGTAACCCCTTTTCTAAATTTTCCTTTGGAGCCGGTGACGGTGATTTCTACCGGCTCCTGTTCTTATTACAGCAGTAATTTACTTCGTCGCTAACTATTTTTAAAAATTTTTATGCAGCACCGGCATCCAGAAGCGCCGCCCTGATTTTTACAATTCTCTTGTGAACAGCTACACCGGAAATACCAACAGACTTTCCAATCTGTCGCTCTGTATATCCTTCTGCCAGCGCATAGATGATTTTGCGGTCTGTTTCATCCCGCCCAGCTGTAAACCGTTCCAGATCAGCCCGGATAATGGCGCTGGCTTCCGTGTTATAGCCAGCCGCCGCAACTCTCGTTTCTGTCCAGCTTTCTATATTACCGTTATCGTTTACAACTTCTGGATCTTGTATGGCTTGCCCGTGCTTTTTGTCGGATTCCCAGATTTTCATAATCGCCGCCTTTGCGGCGTTATATACGAGAGATACCAGGGAACGAGGCGGTAAACCCTTTGCGGCACGGCGTTCGTTGACGACCGGAAGCCGTTTAAAGGCATCCTGCAAAGCGATCCACGCCTGACTCACAAACTCATCAAAATTATGCCCATGCAGCCCCCAGGCGGCGCGTTCGTTGAATTGATGATAATGGGATGCTGTGGAATAACCGATAACATCCTTTGCAGCGCGGACAATACATTTCTTGAGCCACTCGACCTGTTTTTCAGGGGAAACGGCTTTCCACTCTCTTACAACTGCATACGCTGAATCTTTCGCCTCAGTCCATGCTTTTTTCATGCACTGGCTCATATTGATTTCCATTACCTTACAGCCTGCTTTTTCAGCTTCACTTTTGCGGATCGCCCAGGCGCGGCGCATAATCGCTCCTAAATTGTAAATCGCTTTCATTTGATTTTCTCCTTTATGTATGATATGATATTTTGGGTATATGTATTTGGTTTCCCGTGACGCTCCAAAAGGAGCGTTTCGGCTTGTGACCATCAAACCATCATCAGACGGGGGATATATGTATTAAAAATTGTCTTGGTTTAATTCGACATAATCGAAAATCTTTTCATATTCTTCGTCTGATATGCTGTCATCCCCGCTATAGAGGATTTCAAACGCCCGCAGGATAGAACATTTATATTCATCGGCGTAATCTGCACAATTCCTAAAAATGATATCATTCATATTGTTTTCCTTTCCGGTTTTCGCCTTTTAGCGGGCTTCCTGCTCCGCTTTGTATGCGTTTGCTTCTTCCAATGTGCGAAAATATTTTCCATGCCCGCAGTGATACCAACTTTTCCCTCCGTCAACACTGCTCCAGATTTGGGCGTCATAGTGGTAGCAGTCAATCGGAAAATGCAGCTCTTTGATTCTGACTTCTCTTTGGTAGTTCATGGTGTTTTCCTTTCCGGCTTTTCCAAGCCTTTCAAATGATGTTAATTTTCGGGTTGAAACTTGCTTTCCCATGCGACGGAAAGTTTTTTGTGAATTGTTGCCCATTTGGTGCTAACGTAATTTTCGCCGAACTCTTCAGATACGGCTTCATCATGTCCTTTTTTAGCTGCCTGAATGAGCCAAAGTAACTCGCTGCCCTTGAGTGTGACTGTAAAATTTTCGGTTGCTTTCATTTTCTTTAATCCTTTCCGGCTTTCAGCCTCTCAAATGGTGGTTGACTTCTTGTCTTTGGTGTGGTACTCTTTATTTGTTAATACTATTATACATTATTTTTAATGTACTGTCTATGCGCAATGTGCATTAAATTTAATGTATGTTGTTAGTCATTTTATACATTGTTTTTAATGGTGATTTTATGCTAAAATTTGATAAAATGTTTGAACTTTTGAAACAAAAAGGCTATACAACTTATCGCATCAGGCAAGAAAAAATAATTGGCGAAAATGCTTTAACTGCTATGCGGAACGGTGGAAATATCAATTCAAAGAATATCAATGCTATTTGCCGCCTGCTGAACTGTCAGCCAGGGGATTTGATGGAGTATGTGCCAGATGAGGAATAAGGGGGGATTAATATAATGGACATTGACAGACTCCCATTTGATTCGGAAAAAAGTATTTATCTTGAAATGATAACAAGAAAGATGGAAGATCCCGAAACAGATGAATCGTTGATAGAAATGTTTGATAATCTTAAAATGTCTGACAGAGAAATTGAGATTTTTAAAGTTGCCAGATATGCAGCATCTTGTGATGATAAGGAATTATTACACGGTGTGTCATCAGTGATAAATTGCATCTTAAACAAGCGCGGGGATCAAAATGATATAGAATATTGGATTTCTAATCTTTTAAACACAAAAGCCGAAGAATGCCTGATAACGCCTGATAAAATAAAAGAGGGCGCATTGTCTATTTGTGAAACAGAACAAGATATGAGAAGCGTTATTTTTTCTGTTTTGGTACATACACAATGGGAATCACGGATTTTTGATATTTTATCTTCAGTTTTGGCAACAATACTTACAGATCATAAAGAAGAACCAGAAACAAAGAAAATGCTAGAAAATATAGCCAAATTATCTAAGTTATATTAAATGGGTACCAGATAGCACAGATGAAACATCAACCGAATGAATATAAACAATAAAAAAGAGTGTAGACCCTTGAAAACTCGATAGGGTTTACACTCTTTGCAGTTAATGTTTGGTTACTTGATTTCTAAATCATCCGTTGGAATCCCCAGAGCCTGCATCCGGACTTTCAACACGCTTTCCTGATACTCGATCTCTGTTGCCTTGTCCTGTGCGGCTTTAATACGCTGGAGATTGACAAACTCCTTGATAACCTGATCTTTCAATTCGGTTTCATTCATGGTGCTACCTCCTTCCCACTGGTATCGGATGGTACTAAGGTAATTATAGCAGGTAGGGAAGTGAGTGTAAACCCTATTCAGTTTTCAAGGTGCCGTGCTCTTTTCTATGGTCTTATTATATCATATTAGTACTAATATAGCAATGTACAGCATACACAAATATATTGACACTAATATATGCAGTTTGTATATTGGTACTAATTTAATATTGACATCATGTCTGCATCATGCTATTATGTCAATACAAATGTATTTGGAGGTATTCATATGGCTTTGTCTGCTTCACAAAGAAAAGCAAATGATAAGTATATAAAAGAGAACTACAAACAAGTCAAGCTCTCGATGCCCAACGCTGAGGCGGAAGCCTTAGAGATGTATTGTACCGCTCACAAACTAAGCAAGGCGGGATTCATTCGGCAACTCATCAGGGATGCAATACAGCGGGATACCACCGCGTACAACCCTGACAATTGATGTATTAATTTTATTCGCCGCTAACCGTTTTTAAGCCCTCAGAAGCCTTGCAAAGCCTCTGAGGGTATATTTATACCCTTGACCGCAAAAGACGCAGAATACCCCTCAGCCGCCGTAAAAAGACATAGCGCAGGAATAGACAGCGCAAGCCCTGCAAATTAATTTTATGCGTTGCTAACTGTATGATATCAAATATTTGTTTGCCTGTCAAGATGGACAAGGGGAAACGACAGGCAAAGCAAGGAATACGCCCAGCAAGGAATACGCCCATACGCCCGCATACAAGCCACACACGGTACACAACGCCACAAGGCTATTATTTCTTATGTGCAACACCAAAGCCGCACACAGGGCATTACAGCCCCGATATAGGCACGGATACCATGATTGCATATTACATCATACGGCATCGCCTGCGATCGTCGCCGCTTGCGATTAGCGGATACCGCGACCTGCTGACCGGCTCGCATAATCAGCCATCAGCAGACCTGCCAGCCGCACCGCACAGCCACGGAGAACCGCACCCATAAAGGATAGCCCTAATGATGCAACAGCCCTTGCAGTGTCGCAGAAGCCCCGCAAGACTAACCCCGACACAAAGAGGGAAGCAGGAAGCGTAAAAGCAACAACCCCACGCATAACCCAAAGCAGGGAGAAAGAGCAAGTGCAGCCCGCACCAACGGAAAGCAAAACGGAATCGCAAGCACCAGCAGCCAAAAGAACCGCCATGCCGCCGCAGGACAGCCGCAACCCTGCCCTATGCAATCCCTTGCCCATAGCGCAAAGCAGCCCGCAGCAAGCCGCACAAGCCCTCGTATGGGCTATCAGTCCCGCGGTCTGACCATCTGCATTTTGTCCGCTGTTTGCAGCGAGTGCGCCGACAAAATAAAAAAGAAGAAAAAGAAAGGGGAAAGGAAAACGGAGCAGAAGGGTAAGGAATAAATTGGATTCACACCGTTTTACTGCCCGAAGTCATAATTCGTCGAACCCTGCCCCGGTCAGCGGCTGCCCGCCCTGCTGCTGGTCGTCCCCGTATCATCTGTGTACCTGCTGCCATTTTATCAGCCCATAGCCGTCATTTGCGGCGGCGGCTGCAATTCTGCTTTTGGAGAGTAAGCGGAATTAACCCCGTATTTGCACGGGATAACGCCATCAACTGCCAGCCATATGCAGCATAGGGGGAGCCTCTACATTTCCGATCACCGCTTATTCTATTTTATGACAGGAGTACCCTCACCCCAACACAAAACCCCTCTAATCCATTCGGTTCATCACTCGGTCTTACAGCCGTAAAAACCTGCCCTTTAGACAAAACCAGACAGCATTTTATATTGGGATAGCCAACATATCCAGCGTTCAATCTCCCATATTCATCTTTTTAAGCAAGGAATAAATTCGCTGTTCTCGTCGAATCATAAGCGATAAAATGAAAGTTTGCATTGACTTTTTGCCGTAGATAAGGTATAATAATAGTGTGAAAAGCACGTATTTCTTCGATATAATGACGAATAAAATGGAGGCATTTTGATGAACACGCAATTATCTCTCTTCGAGCGGGATTTCACTGCACTTACACCCGTTCAGTCTGACACAAAGATAATTCAGCTTTTTCCAGACGATCCCCAACGAAAACCCAATTACCGTGCTGGCGGCGAACAAACTGTATTTCCGATTAAGCGTCAGGAAGATTTGGATGCTATGGCTTGCTGGCTTTACCAAAATGCAGATCCAAAATATCTTTTAGGATTTATTCTTGGCATTAACCTTGGGCTTCGGGCAAACGAGCTTCTGACGCTGCGGTATTCTGATGTCTTTTTCCCGGATGGGCAGATCAGATATATTGCTGATGATTTCACTGATACGACAGATAAGATGGCTGTCTATCAGCAGAAAGTGCATAAACATCGTGGGCTATACCTTAATGCGGCTTGTTTTAAGGCGCTTAATTGGTTTTTCCCTGTCAAGTCCTTTGCGATTTGTCCAGATAAATTTCTTTTTTCCTCACGTGAGGGCGGACATATTCAGGTGGATACATTTCGTAAGGTACTCAAAAAAGCTGCCAAAGCCTGCGGTTTAAGGCAGAACATTGGGACACATACGCTGCGTAAAACCTTTGGATATTTCCACTACCAGAATAACCATGATATTGTATTTCTTCAAAGGCTTTTTGGTCATTCGTCAGCTCTCATTACTATGCGTTACATTGGTATTGCTGATGAAGAGGAAAAGAAAGCCTATCATGCGGTTTCGATTGACCTGCTGGAAACGCTGGAACGGAAATAGATGGAAACGCTTTTTCCTTTTCTTTTTTTCTTTCACCATGGCGTACAACGTGTACGGCTAGCCAACCGGGTTCTGGTGATAAACTATCAGTTTTTTTCTGTACGGTCAAAGGTCTGAGGAACTTGCGGCAAAGGTAGTTTGTTACAGATAAGACTGTTCTAGATTGTTAGTTACTGGTATTAAGAGTTAATACACAACTTGAATATCCTCGTGGGTTAGGGTCACTTTTGAACCCCCGATTTTTAAAAGGTTTGCTGAAAAACGCTGTAAGGATCTGTGAAAATCAAGAAAATATCATATAAAAATGTTATCATATAGAAAGGAGCCAATGTGGTGCAAATCAATCTCAGCAAGGAGCAGGAGGAAGCTGTGCGGTTCTACAAAGGATGCTGTGAAGTAGTCGCTTCTGCCGGCAGTGGGAAGACAACAGTCATTGTAAACCGCGTTGAAAACCTGATTCGGAATCGCGGTATTCCGCCGGAGAAAATCTTGGTGGTTACATTCAGCCGCAAGACCAAGGAGGAATTGCAAAGCCGCCTTGTGCGGCGAATGTCGTGGCATGGCACGGATGTGGAGGTTACGACGTTTCATGCGCTTGGATGGAAAATCATACGGGACTGCGGGGGAAAGAAATATCGTCTTTTGAAAGATGACGCGGAAAGGATGAAAATCATCAATCACGTTTTGTCCGGGTTCCCTCAAATCAGGAAAGACAACGGATATGACGCGTCTTACTATTTCCAGCAGATCTCGGCTTTCAAAAACAGGATGGATACACCAGATCCCAATACTGTGGAGGGGGCTGTATACTATGCTTATGAGCGGTATAAAGGCGCTTCTCACTGCTTTGATTTTGACGATTTATTAATTAATGCACTTAAAATCCTGCAAAATGACAGCCATGCCCGCGAGATTTGGCAGGATAAGTATGAATTTGTCCTGGTGGATGAAATGCAGGATATCAGCGCCTTGCAGTATGCGCTTTTACGGATGATTTGCCAAAAACATAAAAATCTATTTGTTGTTGGCGACCCGCTGCAAAATATCTATCAGTGGCGGGGCGGCGACAGTAGATTCATGATGAATTTTGCAGATGACTGGTCTGGTGCCGTAGTCATGCACCTTCATACAAATTACAGATGCAGCCAGAATATTGTCGATGCGGCAAATCGTTTTGCAGAATGTATCCCCGCGGAAGACCGCAAATACTGCGTAAAAAGTGAAGCGGACAGACCGCTGTCACAAGACGCGGTGTATCGACCATGTGCGTCAGAAACGGACGAGGCTGAATTTGTGAGGGATGAAATTACCAGACTGATTGATGAAGGGTATGCTTATAGAGATATCGCAATCCTTGCCAGAACAAACGAGTACATTCAGACTGTCAGCAGCGCCTTGTCTGCCAGTCATATCCCATATACTACAGCTTATGGCATATCCTCTTTTACGAAACCAGAAGCAATATTGATGATTTGTTATCTGCGCCTGATTGATGATCATAAGGATGATGACGCGTTTGCATATATATACTGCCGACCACGGCGAAATTTAGGCGCGTATTTTTTGACCAAAACAAAGGAAATTGCAGCCAGCAAGCATATATCTTTCTTTGAGGCGATAGAAGAAGCCGCGCTGGTGCATCCACAATTCCCGCCTCACGCGAAAAAACTTCGTACCCTGATAGAGGTGTGCGGAAATACGCATTATCGTTCAGTAGGCGCTTTGATTGGCGATTTGCGGAAATCATATGGAATCGATCAGTTTGTGACTGACAGTGTGGACTATGATGCAGATGCAATTGAAAATTTAGATCGTCTTGAGCATATGGCATCTGATTATTCGGGTATCAACCAGTTCCTGGATGATGTGCAGTCAACGATAGAGCATCATCAGGATGTGGAAAATACGGTGCATCTTTTGACGATCCACAAGGCGAAAGGATTGGAATTTCCAGTTATCTTTGTTGTTGGCTTGAATAACGGTCTGTTCCCAAACCCAAACAATAAAAATACCAGTGAAGAAAAGAGGTTGCTGTATGTCGCAATGACAAGAGCGGAAAATTTGCTTTATGTTTCGTCTGTCGTAAAAGATGCGGCAGAGAACAAGGAACAGGACTTTGTTGATGCGACAACCGCCAGTATATGCCTGTATGACGATACGAAATATGACGATGCGGACATACATGAAAACTTCAGGGATTATGGTGATTTCACCTGGATTGTGTGCGGCACGTCGGAACTTATGCTTCAGGGGTTAAAATGTGCGACGCTGACCAGGCTGATCCTGCTGTCTGCTTATATGGACTATGAGGGTGTGTTGGTCTGTGATAACGGGGATAGAATGACAACGGCTATGATGCAGGATATCCTTCATGTCGGATATGGTACGTTGCGTATGATAATAAAAGAGTTGAAGTCTGCCGATGTTATGACATTTGGGAAGGATATCAGGATAAATCCTAAAATCGCATTTCGTGGACGCCAGAATCGTGTAGAGCAAGCGATGCTGTCCCAGGAAAACAAAATAATCACCAGGCTGTATCGGAACGGGATAAGAGCGCTGTGCAATTTTTCAGATGGCGTATCAGCGAACAAACGCAGTTATCTTTTCAGAATTATGCCGTTTGTCAATCGGGAGTATAACATTGTATGTTTTAATCCTTGCGAGAGAAACTTGACGAAAATAAACCCAATATCTTTAAGCGACTTGTCTGAAATGATCGGGTATGGACGTTCACAGGCATACAGACTGAAATCACTTTTACTTGACCCGGTATTTGAAACCGCGAATGGAATTTCAAATGCGGTTCATTATGTGCCATGTGCAGAGATCGGCGGCAAACACAATTGTCTGTTTATCAATCCGGAAGTGTACTATGGCGGCAGCAGACATAATGAAGTGCGTATATTGGGCAGGTTCGGTTGAACAGTGACAAGCGGGAGGCGAAACGAAAATTGCGCCGGCAGACAAGAGATGAAATTAGAAAAGAAAGAAATGGTGCGTATGACTGAAAATAATAATGCTGTGAAAGAGCTGAAAGACCGATGTGAACAACTGAAAGCGGAAGTTCAAATTTATCATGATGCTGCCGCGCTGTATGGCATTGATCCAATGACCATGCTGACGCTGGCAAAGAGCCAGATAAAAACCTGTGCGGACAACATTCGCCTGATGGAAAAAAATGGGAGATATACCGAATATGTTTGCGTATGTGCCGAAAATCCTGACAGCAAACGATGTTCTGACGGCAATTACTCACTATGATGATGGTTCAAAACCGTATTGCGATTTGGTCTGCTGTGGGCTTGATATTATTAGGAAATATCTTACTGTAAGAAGTGACCTTGCCGCGTGGAGAAAAAATCATCTGCCATTTGGCAAATCTTTCTTTTTCAATAATAACGAATAAAATTAATGAGAAGAACGCAGCATCAAACATATAACTTGAACCAGCAGGACAGAAACGTTTGGAAGATTTAAGCGTAAATGGCGCGGCGGCGATAGTGCAAAAAAAAGGAGGTGGAATATGGACACAAAAAAATGTATTTGGGAAGACCAGTGCGGCAGTGAATGCGCCGGGCATTGCCCGGACTATACGCCCGCTGATGGATCAGAAGAGAATGAACGATTTTATACCTGTGTTTTAATCGAAAATGTACAGGCATATCAAAAAATGATTGATGATTATGATGATAAGGAGGACGGTGATCCATGAATCGTGAACAACGCAGAACATTGGAGAAATGCAAAAAAAGGATACGAAGTCATGTCGCATACAAACTGATGCAGGATACACAAAATCCGCTTCATGAAGGTGAGCGTGTACAGCTAAATGTTGACCGTATCATGAATCGTAAAGATTATACCCGTTTGACAGAGGAATATCGTTCATTTGTAGAATCATCCAGAGGAAAGACGTTTACGGTTCACTTGCATCGGAAGTGTAAAGACGGCTTTTCAGCTATGATTGAATTGGCAGAACAACCCAAATGGCTTTTCTGGTATGACGATTTGATTCGCGTGAAGACTGGAGGGAAGCCTTATCAATAACGCAGTGTATATCGTGTCAACAGACGCGAAAGATTTGTTTTTATCCAACAATTCAAATGACCATTGCACAGGATATACGGTACGATATTGCCGTGGTGATCATCGCGGCGAGTTCAATACAAAGCGGTTTGTCAACACGCTGGATTATAGTTTGGATCTCATCAAAATGCGTGAGGTGTATGAAAAAGTTTACCGCAGGATGGATTTTACATTCTCAAAACGGGGGAAAGAATATTGCCGGTGTGTGATCAATGTAACATTCAAATACAATATTAAACAGTTCAATCGATTTTTTGACAAGACGTATATCCGATATGGTTATTTGCCGGATGATGTCGATCTGACAGACAATATTTGTATCAAAAACGGTAAACTGATTGCGGTTCGGATTGATCATCCAGTGGAACGGCCTGTAGAACCTGCGGTTTTAGAGGGATTGTTTATATTTGAGGACGGCGTATACAAGCCGTGTAAAAATATGAAAGTGATTTTTACAGCGGCGCAGTTGCGGGAACGGCTATATCAGGATGGATTTGTATGTGACGGTATACATTTTCGGCGGTTCAAGCGTTCGGCTGGCAGCGGTCGGACAGGCAAATGCTTGTTTATTGATGAACGGCTTTATCCCCGTATGCACAAATGGGAATTATGTGGACTGCGCATCCGTGACGGGCAGGAACTGGATTTGGCAGGGTTTGAAGCATATATCGCTTTAACATTAAGCAGCATTATCGGTACAATCTCCCTGCGCCCGGAAAACTTTCTGGTGATTGATGATTATACCAGCAAATTTCGCGATCGTGTGATTGCTACCCGTGCCGGAGATGATGGATGGCTGCATTCAAAGCCGGAAGATGCCATTGTGGAAAACAGCATTTGGGATGGGCAGTCGCTGATTGACAAAGACGCTATGGCGGCATATGACGAACATGGAATGATTTTGCTGCGAGGGCGTTTTTTCAAGTCAGCTTGTTTTAACTGCAATATGCAGGCGTTTTTCGCAGAACATGGGATTACAGAAGTGAACCAGTTAAATGGATTCACGCTTGCAAAATCCATCCGTGATATCAAAATCATTACAACGCCAAGCAGCATTAAGTATATGAAGTTCGGCTCGCTGGAAACATGGTTGAAGCTGCTGGAGGAAGATGGCGATTTCGGCGTGGTGAAATATGAAAAGCCTACAGACTTTTTTGGCGGTCGTATGGTACAGACCCATTACCAATTGCTGAACACTTTGCAGATGACACAGCAGGAGGTTGATTCTTTGGTAAAACCATCACTGGATTATCTGCGGATGATTCAGACTGATCCGGCGGTGCTCCGTTATCATATTCGTTATTGCGGCGCTGACAAACCTGTCCATGCCGCACCGACGACAAAAGATATTGTGTATCAGATGTTGGGGGTTACAGATAAATTTGCAAAAACCCGGCTGTATGAGGATTTCAGGCGTGATGTAAGCAAAGCGTTCAAAAAAGACATTCGCCGCGGTCATATCCTGGTTGATGGCAACTATTCCACTTTGTTGGGCAATCCAATGGAAATGTTGTATGCATCTATTGGAAGATTTGATGACACAAGCCAAATTGGAATAGGTTATATTTACAGCAAGCGTTTTCGTTTCAATCAGACCATTCTTGGTTCACGCAGTCCACATATTACCATGGGGAATATCTTGTTAACAAAAAACCGTGAGAATCCTGAAATTGAGCGTTTTTTCAACCTTTCCAATGAGATTGTTTGTATCAACAGTATTCAGGAAAATAATCTGTTTCGCTTATCAGGTGCGGATTGACCAAAACAAAGTCCGCCTTAAACAGTAATGTTTATGACAAAAGATTGGTGAACCTGTAAATGCAGGGTGTCCGATGCAGTCGGGCTAACGGAAGAAATCTAAACAAACAACACGATCTATATCTTAATATGAGAAAGGGGGTGAGATTGTGGAAGAATGGAAACCTGTTGTTGGATATGAAGGATTATATGAAGTGAGTTCTCTTGGAAACATAAGAAGCCTTGAAAGAAATATTGTACGATCTGATGGTGTGGTTACACACATTCGGGCAAAGATGATTTGTCCAGTTCTTAATGAAGATGGATACAGGCAGTGCAAATTGTGCAGAAATGGGAAACATTCAACAAAGCGTGTACATCGGATTGTTGCAGAAGCATTTATTGATAATCCATATGGCTACGATGAAGTAAACCATATTGATTCAAATAGAGAAAATAACTGTGTTGAAAATTTAGAATGGATCAATCACAGGGAAAATGTTTATCAGGCAATAAGAGAAGGTCGTCATTTTTGTACGCGCAATTTATTGGGTAAAAACAATCCCAACTATGGGAATACGGCTTTACATGATTACTATTGCACCCATCCAGAAAAGGCGTTGGAGTTATTAGCAAGACATGGCGGCAAAAATGGCAGGGCTGTGGCTATTGAATTATATGATAGCAATATGTGCCTGATTAAGAAATTTTCCTGTATAAAAGATTGCGCTGTGTATCTAAAGGATAAGTATGGATTTGTGCAGAAAATCCGCAGTCTATGTGAACGTATTGCGATTGTTGCACATTAAATAAGCCGTATAAAGGATTCCGTTTCAAAAGAATTTAAATTCAGATCTTGTTGTTTGCATGAAAATACCGTGCCAAGCCATTGGCGAAAGTCAATGGAAGGTGTAACGATCACTGGAAAAGAGCTAACCCACATCGTGATATGCTTAGACCAGGTACTATACCGATGAAACTTCGGTATGGGAAGCGCCAGTCTGCCCTTTTTGTGTGAAGGACAAATGAGATGATCTACTCCCCTAATAAATATCGGGAAACCGAGGGTATGAAGGTTTGATAGCGATACTGTACTTTTAACTGACAACCCTATTTTAATTGAAGCTGCAAAAAGAAATTATTGTCGTTTTTTTGTGCCGACCAGCTTGGTTGATGCCCAAAAGATTGTCCGGCATTATACCTGCGCGGATCAGGCTGATTTAGATATCAAAACGTCAGTGAATAAAATTGGTGAAATCGTAAATCTTTCGCAGGAATTGAATACAAAACTTTGGGATGCGCTGAACAATGGTGCAAATTTCTCTGAGGTGGAGGAATTATACTGTGAAATCGCTCAGTTGGATGTTCTTTCTAATCTCGAAATCGACAAAGCCAAGCGGGAATATGCGGTAGACAGCGTGGCAGAAATCAAAAGGCTGCGAAAAAAATATGAAACAAGGGATCAGAATGACCGGCAGATTAAGCCTAACTTCTTTGGGAGGATTGCCAGAATGAAAGGGTATTATGACAGTAAAAAGAAAAATTATCAGTTTCATGATACCACAATGGACTATTTGCAGCATAGTCTTAACACATTCCGTATGAATCATGCGCGTCGGGGATATATGCCGTTTTCCGCACTGCTGCTTCCAAAAGAAGAACATTCTATTCGTTCGGTAAAATATCCACAGGTAGACCGCATTTTGGGGATTGTGCGGGATATGCGGTCAAAGATTCAGATGGTTTGGAATGGAACAGATGACGGTCTTGATGATTATGGCAAGGCAATCCTGGTCAACGAGATTCGGCAGGAATATCTTCGCTATATTGAAAAGCTCAGACTGAACCGTCATACCGCGTATCGCCTTTTGCTGGCAATTGAAGACCCGGCAAACAGGGATATTTCACGGACGCTGTTTTATGCGCTGTTCTCTTTGCCCAATCAAGATTTTCTGGATTTGATTGAACAGAGCCGGACGCCGATTCCATTGCTGGTGGAGGGTGAGAATATAGCGGGAAACATTGAAATTTATGGATTCAGGTTTCGCAAAGAGATGACGAACCCAGCAAATACAAACATAAATGACTGCTTTTCGGCAGAAAAATTCTGATTTGACCATGATTAACCGCCGGGCAAATTCGGCGGTTACAGGCTTGGCTTTTGTGGTCTAATTATGAAGGGGAAGTGACGGATAAAATCAATCCCCAAATTGATAGAAAAAAGGATGAGGTTTTGTGATTCAAATTACCCGGCAGGAAAAAGATCTGCTTGCCAAACAGTTCCCACCGCATGAATACCCACATTATTACTGTTATCCGCGGACGATGCGTCAGGATTCCAAAAGAAAACATTACTTTTGTGTGGAGTCAGCAGAAATCATTTGTGCGCTGAAAGATATCCGAACACGTCATGTCATTGAGGAACACGGACAGACTGGCGGTGTGTCATGGCGTCTAACATGATATGTGAACGATATTCCAACGCGACAATTGATATAGATGATGGAACGATAACAGAGTTCCATGAAAACAGCGTGAATACTTACAACATCTATGAGATTTTAAACCGATGGTCAGGTGTATCCAATGTCACACTGACCATTGAGCGGCAAACCAGCCTGCCGCCGCTGGAAGAGAGGTGAAGCGTTTCTTTGAATCCCAAGTATGAGAGAAAAGAAGGTGAAGCCCTTTATGAATATGGGCTTCGTCTGATTGAAACAAAGATAGAACAGCGACCGGGCGATTTGGATTGGGAAGATATTGTAGAAGCAACCCAATTAGATTGTCACCGGGACAGCCTGCGAAAAGCAGCATCTGTTACGCCGTACTCCGGTTATGCTGTTGCACAGTATTACAAACGGAAATATGCGGCAGAGGACAAAAAAGAAAAATATCTGGGAGAGCTTGATATTAAAATTGCTGAAGCAAGAAAAGAAGCCAAACGGTTTTCCGATCAGCGGCGCGAGTTCAATAAACTGGTTGACCACATTGGACGGACAGAAAATCTGGAAAATCGTCTTGTTGACGCAGCAGAGCGGTTATCTGACACAGTTGGCAGGATTGAATATGAGAAATCTGCTGCTGCTGCCCTGACGGATCATGAAGCAATCCTTGTTTTAACAGATTGGCACTATGGCATGACAACAGATAATATCTGGAATCGATACAACACAGAAATCTGTAAAGCGCGTGTGCGTCATATCGCAGAAAATGCGGCAAAACGGATTGCGTTTCATCAGTGCGCAAAACTTCATATTGTTGTGCTCGGCGATCTGATTCATGGCTGTACACACATAAGCGCACGGGTTGCCTCTGAAGAGCTTGTATGTGATCAGATTATGCAGTCCGCTGAGATTTTGGCACAGATGATTGAATATCTGAGCAGTTCTGTCGAGCAGACATATGTATATATGACATATGGAAATCATGCCCGGTCAGTGCAAAGCAAAAAAGACAGTATTCATGCTGATAATATGGAGCGTATTATTCCGTGGTGGCTGAAACAAAGGCTTGGTACATATGAGAATATCTTTATTGTAAACGATTTTGAGCATGAGTTTTTGCTGTTTGATGTTCTTGGATATGGATTCTGCGCTTCACATGGAGATTTGGATGGCGTGAAAAAATCACCGACGCTGCTTTCAACCCTACTACATAAAAAATGTGGGCATGATGTGGATTATATTTTGCTTGGGGATAAGCACCATCGTGAGAGTTTTGAACAACTTGGCGTCACAGCGATGATTTGCGGCGCGTTATGCGGCGTAGATGATTACGCAAATGACAGGCGGCTTTATGCAGATCCAGAACAAACGATGTTGATTGTTTCCCGTGAGGATGGTGTTGATGCCGCATATCATTTGAAGTGCAAATGATGGATATGCAGATGTTAACCATATGCTGTAAGAGTATTTACGCATCAAAAGAGGAGTGATTATGTGATTAAGAATGATCTTATTGATGCCCTGTCTGAAATGGATTACTATAAAAATCAGGCTGGTGCAGTGATCAACGATGTGTTTCGCGTCATTGCAGAGGCATTGGCGCAGGGTGAAAAGGTAACAATCAGAGGATTTGGCACATTTGAAGTGAAAACCAGAAAGGGCTGTCTTGTGCGGGATATCCACACCAGAGAACAGAAACAGATGGATGATTATCAGGTGGTTGTCTTTCGACCGGGTGATAATTTGAAAGATGCTGTAAAATCCAACGATCCCGGAAAACTTCGCCTGTTATGTGGGGCTGAGAAAAAATAAAATATTTTGTCCATTTCTATTGACATGGTGATAAAGTGCTGGTATACTATGATTATAGCAACGAATAAAATTAATGATACCAAAGGGTGTAATCATTCTATCAGGCTGATTACACACAGCAAAAACTTATAGCTACAATTATTGGTATGTTCGCGATCAATAGTAGCGAATAAAATTAAGGAACAGCGCTATATTTCTTCCGGCACTTTGAAAACTTTATATGGGGTCGTAAAGGTTTCGACGGGGTTTTGAAAGTCCAAAACACGCAGGAATAAGCCGCCTCAAGGCTTAACCAAAAAATGAAATGACAATACAGAATCTATTGTAATGATCCACCCTGCATTTGCCGCATTAATGGCTGAAAGGGTTGCCGCCTGAGGCTGACGGCAGGATTTCCAAAACGGCGTACCAACCGGATATGGGTAAACGTCTGCGGTAAAAGAATCATCCGGTGAATTGCAGTTTTTCCTTGTGCTTCTGTGAAAAAAAGACAAGGTGGTGGAGATGTACCGATTCGGTACGTCCTGGGAAAGATTTGACGGTATCGCAAGTACCCGCCTGCAAAGGCAATACTGAAACTACGTCTATTGCGTAAAAATGTTTTGGATATGTAAAAATTTCGGACAGGAGTTCAATTCTCCTCGGCTCCACCATATATAGGGACATTAACAGCAGTTGATAAATTTTTTTAAGATAAAAGAAAAATATGTCCCGCAAGACACGTGCAGCAATTGATTGGAAATTATGATATACAATATGTTTTTAAGCCTTGCAAAGGCGAATGATTTAATCTTTTTGTGTCTTGTAAATTTATGTTGACAAACCGTTCAGATAGCAACAGCGTGAACGAAAGGAATATGATGCGTATGGAGAATTTAGGGTTTATAGCAATTCCGGCAATTACAGTTATCTGTTATCTGATTGCACAGATTGTAAAGGCAACTGCGGTGGATAATAAATGGCTGCCCATTGTATGCGGTATTGCAGGTGCGGTGCTGGGTGTTGCCGCGATGTATATCATGCCGGACTTTGCAGCGACAGATTATATTTCTGCTGTGGCGGTTGGGATTGTGTCTGGGTTGGCGGCAACTGGTGTGCATCAGGTGGCAAAGCAACTTCAAGGGAAAAATCAGGAGGTCGGAAAATGAAGAAAACCGTTGTGTTTGATTTTGATGGCGTGATTCACAGCTATTCCAGTGGGTGGAAAGGTGAATCGAACATCCCTGACCCACCTGTTCCCGGCATTGATTTGGCGCTGAAAGAAGTCCATGATGCTGGATATGAAATTGTTGTGGTTTCTACGCGATGCTCTTCCCTTGCCGGTAAAATGGCAATTGAAAACTGGCTGGATATGTATGGTCTTGACCAATATGTTGACAGGGTGTGCAAGGAAAAGCCGCCAGCGATTGTGTATATCGACGACAGGGCAATTTGTTTTGACGGGCGCCCGGAAACACTTCTGGATAAAATCAAACATTTCCAGCCGTGGAACAAAGGATAAGGTTTGGATGTTGCTTGGATTCCCGCTGCAAACTGCGGTACATAGGATTAAATTGGAGGAACGATGAAATATCGAAAGAAACCTGTTGAAATTGAAGCTATGCAATTTAGGCGCGATAATTGGAAAGAAATTGTTGCTTTTACAGATGCAATGGTAGATTGTCTAACCATTGAAAAAAGTCCTAAAGGGAAATGCACTTGCAGAATTTCAACACTGGAAGGAAATATGTTTGCCAGTGAAGGAGATTACATTATCAAAGGTATCCAGGGTGAATTTTATCCCTGCAAACCTGATATTTTCGAGCAGACATACGAAAGGGTTGAAAGCTGATGATAGAAAATAACGGCTTTTTGATGTTCCTGCCGGATGAAATCCAAACCTATTTGGATGCAAACCGACCGGGACGCGAAATAAAACTCGTGCAGCTGCATCATACCTGGTCACCGGAATATAAGCATTTTGACGGCAGAAACCATTTTACCAGACAGGCGGCTATGCGGCAAAGTCATTTGGCACGTGGTTTCGCTGACATTGCACAGCATTTTACTGTGTTCCCGGATGGGCTGATTGTGACTGGCAGAAACCTGGAGAAAGACCCTGCTGGGATTGTTGGGGCAAATAAAGGTGCTGTCTGCATTGAAAATTTCGGGAATTTCGATGCCGGTTGGGATGTTATGACAACAGAACAATCCGAAGCGATTGAAACACTGACTGCTGCATTATGCAAGGTGTTTGGATTGAATCCGGAAACAGCAATTACTTATCACGCATGGTGGACAGCAAATGGGCGATCGCTGGGCGATTATCATCCGGCAAAGAGTGCAAAGACCTGTCCGGGGACAGCTTTCTTTGGTGGAAATACTAGGGATGCTTTTGCTAAAAATCTGTTGCCCCGCATAAAAGATACCATGCAGGTTTTGCATAAAATAAAGGAGGAACCTGAATTGCGGTACAAATATTATGATGATATGCCCGATTGGGCGAAACCGACGATCGCGAAACTGGTCAGGAAAGGCTTATTATTGGGCGACGGCAACGGCGCACATAATCTCAGCGAGGATGCGCTCAAAATCTTTGTGGTCAATGACCGTGCGGGGTTATATGGAGAATAAATCATATTATATTTGGGTTCGTGTGATTTCCGATGAATTTTCTTTCCGCAAATTCGTTCCATTGCAAGTATCAGACCTTGGCGAAGGATATATTGAGGTTGGCAAAGAAATTGCAGGACAATCGGTTGAAATCAGTGGTATTGGAGCAGATATTCAAGCTGCACTGAAAGACCTTGCAGAGAATATTGCATTTCTTTGGCAGGAATATGCCGCCGAGGATGACGCACGTTTGACGGATGATGCAAAACAGTTAAAATGCTGGCTGCTTCAAAATGTAGTGTATCATCCTGTATCTGCATTATCATCAAACCAGAAAGTGTGATAAATTATGTATTGTGCTTATATTACACGGATTCAGCATTTACGAAAACATACCAATGCAGACCGGCTTTTGTGCGGCGAATGTTTTGGCAATACAGTGATTGTCGGAACAGATATCACAGAAAATCAAATGGGGATATATTTCCCTACAGATGGGAAAATCGGCGCGGAATTTGCAGTCAAGAATGATTTATTGCGGCGCAAAGATGAAAATGGCAATCCTGCTGGCGGATATCTTGACCCGGAAAAACGCAATATCAAAGCGTTAAAACTCCGTGGGGAAAAGAGTGACGGATTATTCCTGCCGCTTGCCAGCCTGGATGGATTTACGGACATTTCCAGCCTTAAAGATGGCGATACAATTACTGTTTTGAATAGCATCACAATTTGTGAAAAGTATGTACCAAATGTAAATCGTCATGCGCAGCCAATTGGCAACAATCATATGCGCAATAACCATGATCCGATTGCACCACTTTTTATGGAGCACACAGACACAGAACAACTTGCGTATCATCTCAATGATTTTCGCACCGGTGATTTGGTAGAAATCACCCTGAAAATGCACGGCACCAGTCAACGCACCGCTTATTTACCCATGTTACAAGGGTATCAATATGCAAATGTTTTGGCAAAGAAACTGTTTGAAAGCGCCAAGGTACCAAAATGGATAAAAGCGCATATCAAACGTAAGCCTGTTTATGATTATGGCTATGTGACCGGTACACGGCGGGTCATTTTGGATGGGTTTGATGGTGGCTATTATGGCAGCAATCAATTCCGCAAACAACATACAGATCAGTTTGCAGGCAAACTTCATAAAGGTGAAACGGTTTATTATGAAGTTGTTGGCTTTACCGATACAAAAACGCCAATTATGGCACCTGGCAAGAATAAAAAGCTGAATGACAAAGCATTCGTGAAACAATATGGGAATACAACCGTATTTTCTTATGGATGTGATATGGATGGCATTCATGCACCGCAGTCAGATTTATATGTTTACCGTATGACGATGACCAATGAAGATGGCGATGTCATAGAATATTCACCTGATTTTATGCGTTACCGTTGTCAGCAGATGGGTGTAAAGTCTGTGCTTGTATTTTGGCGTGGTTTTATCCCTGTGCAAATCGAAGATGGAAAACCGATTATCGGTTCAGATTACAATGATGTTGATCCCGGACTGTATATCAAAGCCTTAGCTGAGCAGTTTTATGATGGTGCTGATCCTGTGGGCATATCCCATATCCGTGAAGGTGTGGTTTGCAGAATTGTAAACCGTCCCCAATTTACTGCTTATAAGCATAAAAACTTTGCATTCAAATGTTTAGAAGGGATTGTGAAAGGAAGTGCTGATGCACCGGATATGGAAGAAGTGCAAGATTTCATCTAAAATCCTGTAAGACAGCTACATTTTATTGATATGAGTTTTATAGAAAGACGCACACAGCAAATCTTTAAGTGTAAGTAATGCGGCTATATTGAACCACTCCATAACTTTTATGATTGCGTCTTGTGAATCCTATTATTTGTAATTCGGAAGCGTGTATCAATTCATATATTTATTTTAATAAGGGGTTAGTGTAATTGGCAACACAGCACTCTCCAAAAGTGCACGATAAAGGTTCAAATCCTTTACCTCTTGCCAGTAAAACCAAGGGCACAAACAGCAATTTTTTATTCTGGAATCAATTTGTAACTGATAACCCAAACCATGTGCCCTGTAAAAATACATCGCTTGATAGATGCAAAAAAAATATTCCAGCATCGTTTCATGGTAAAACAGTCGGTTTATGTCCAATAATGCCTCCAGATTAGAAGATAATCCGGGTTTAAGCCCTGGTGCAGGAGTCCCACAAGGATGCTCACAGAAATAATCCTTGAAATGAACGATAGGAGATGCTATCATAAAATAAAAGGGAGTGATCGGGTGAGCGATACAAAATTGACTACTGATGAAGCGAGAAAATTAATGGAAATGATAAAACACTCGCTGGTCGCTGAGGTCAATTTCCCGAATTGTGGTGGGAAAATAAAGTTTGATGTTATTGGAGATACTAAAAAGGACGCTTTTACCATAGATATTTATAGAGGAAAAATCAATCCCTACAAATATGATATGGGCGCTTTAATCAAGAAAAATGGGATTATGCTTTTACAATTACATATTAGTCCATCTAATGTCCATATCAATCCAGATGGGCAAAAAATAGTGGGAAATCACTGGCATGTATATACAGAAGAATATGGACGTGCATTTGCTTTCCCTGCTGAAGATATATCGGCTGATGAATTTGTGGATAATACAATTTCTTTTTTAACTAAATTCAATGTAGTCGAACAACCAAATGTACTATTTCAATTAGAGTTGCATTAATGAAAGGGGGATAATCTTGGATATTCAAGCGTTAATTGACGAATATGCTGCGTGGCTAAAAAGTGAAATTGCATTTGAAAAGTTTGGAGAATATTACGAGATTACTACCCCGTATTTAGATATTGATAATGACTATTTGCAGATATATGTTCGTCAAGACGGAGATGGTTTTTATTTTACCGACGATAGTATGACAATTCGCAAATTAGAAATGAGTGGTTTCCAGTTTACACCGAATCGGAAAGCTCATCTCCAGCGAATATTAAATCAGTATGGAATAAAACTTGCCGGTGATGAGCTTATTGCAAAAGCACCAGCAAACGGCTTTGCTCAAAAAAAGCATCTATTTATTCAAGCTATGCTACGGATAGATGATATGTTTTCAATTTCCAAATCGAAAGTATCATCCTTATTCCTTGATGATATTCAAGCGTTTTTTGAAGAAAAAGAAATTTTCTATTCAGATAATGTTCAGTTTACCGGAATATCTGGTTTTTCTCATAATTATGATTTCCTATTACAACGCAGCCGTACAAAACCGGAACGTTTATGCCAAGCTGTAAATCATCCGAATAAATCAAGTGTAGGAAATATCATTTTTTCGTGGGAAGATACCAAGCCATCGCGTAAAAATGACAGCCAGTTAATCGTAATACTTAATGATCAAAACAATGTAGTCCGTGGTGTTGAGGATGCCTTTATGAATTATGATGCAAAAGTAATACGTTGGAGTGAACGAGATAAGGGAGAAAGTCTGGATTTGCTTTCTGCATCTTAATATGCTGGATAAACCCTCTTGCTGGCAGTTTACAAACCATTGAAAGGATTCATCTAACCAATGTACAGGCAGGACTTGATAATTTATCATAAATGATATTGTTTTAAGCACACGATAAACCGTGTGCTTTTTTTATATGGAACGGAAGGAGGTGGGGTGAAATATGGCGGCAAAGAAATTATTAAAAAAACCTGTCCCGTTAAAAGTAAATAAGGATGCCAAACCAAGTGAAGTTGAACCGCGTGTTGTCCCAAACAGAGTCTATCGTTGTCCGCGCTGTGGGCATGAATATGTCAAACAGGAAGGGAATTTTTCTCCGTCAAAATCCCCGCTTTTCAAGGGGAATAATGGCTATGTGGTTTACTGCCGAAAATGTGTTGCGGAAATGTTTGAGGAAAATATCCCTTTTTTTGATAAAGACGAGGATGCTGCAATGGAACGTGTATGCCAGATTATTGATTTATGTGTGGATGATACAGCATGGGCAGCCGCACGAAAGATTAGTGTAAACCGTAACCGGATGAGCGGATATATCTCCAAGCTGAACCTTAGACAAAGCCGTGAAGAATCTACATATGCAGATACGCTGATCAGGCGTTTTAAGGCTGAGGTTGAAAACGCCGAAACAGAACAGGAGATAGAAGAGAATGACGATATTACTACCGATATTGAAGTGATCCGCAGGTTTGGATTGGGTTTTTCTGACAGCGATTATAATACAATGCAAAGCGAATATGACAGTTGGGTGCATCGCTGTGGTGCCCCGGCAGATAAACGGCAGGATGAACTTTATGTTTCGATTTGCTATTTGAAACTGAATTTACAGAACAGTGTGAAAAATAATGCGGCAGGTGTTGGCGCTCTTGCCAATTCTTATAAAGCGTTTATCGAAGCGGCGACAACCGAAATTGAAGACCGCAAGAAGAAAGCAGAAGCAGAAATGCAGCTTAGCCCGCTGGGGGTAATGATTCGTGATATTGAGGAACACTGCCCTGCTGATTTTTACAAGGATAAATCTCTTTATGCTGATTTTGATCATCTGAAAGAATATATTCAGCGCTTTATGCTGCGTCCCCTTAATAATCTGCTGACTGGCTCCAAAGAAATGGACAAGGAATTTAATTTGTCTGGAACGGAGGAGTAAATATGGATTACAGAAAGGTTATGGATACGCGGCAAAGCCGTTTGCATGAACACTTTTCATCATCGAATTACCTGTGTGATCCGCATAAAGTGCAAAAGCTCATGGACTGGATCACATTCTGGCGCAGAAATCCAAGCCGTTTTGTGCAGTATTATTTGGGAATTACACTCCACCTCTATCAGCATATTATTTTGTTTCTGATGGACATTTTTCCAAGCATTTGTATTGTTGCGGCGCGAAGCGCATCAAAATCCTTTATTATTGCGATCTATGCCTGTAAAGAAGCAATTTTGCGCCCAGGGGCGAAAATCGTTGTCGCTTCCGCGACGAAGGGTCAGGCAAAACTGATTGTATCTGAAAAAATCCAAAAAGAAATTTTGCCGCGTTCCCCTTTGTTACAGGCTGAAATTGAGCGCATTCGTGACAATCAAAATGAAATTGAGGTATTCTTTCATAACGGAAGTTCCATTATTGTTGTCCCGGCAAGCGATAATGCCCGCGGACATCGTGCGACAGTGATGATTTATGAAGAATTTCGTATGATTGTGAAAAATATCATAGATACTGTTCTTTCCCCTTTTCTGTATGTGCGGCAGATCCCGTGCATTTTAAAGTATGAAGAATACAGTCATTTGATTGAGGAACCAAAAGAAGTTTATATCAGTTCCGCATGGTATAAATCCCACTGGATGTGGGATCAAATGAAAATTATCGTAAGGGATATGCTAAAAAAAGGATCGGCAATCCTGATTGGTATGGATTACAGTATTTCCTTGCGGCACGCCATTAAACCAAGAGCATTCCTGATTAAGGAAAGGAATAAATTGGACAGCGTTGCTTGGGCGATTGAATATGAAAACCAAATGATTGCAGAAAATGCGCACGCTTATTTTTCTTATGAAATGCTGAACAAAAACCGCTGCTTAAAACGCCCGTTTTATCCCAGGAAAAATGAAGATGTTTTGATGCGGGTAAAGAATCCTTACGCGATTCCTCGGCAAAAGGGTGAAATCCGTATCATTTCCTGCGATATCGCGACCGAGGGCGGTGAAAATAACGATAACTCTATTTTTTCCTGCATTCGCGCATTGCCCGAAAGCATGGAGTATAAGACTTCTGATGTCAATGGGGAACATATTGAAGTCAAACAGGGCTACCGCCGACAGGTGGTATATATGGAACCGCAAACAGAGTTTGAAACAACCAAACAAGCAATTCGTATCAAGCAGCTATTCACTGATTTCGACGCGGATTATTGCGTTCTTGATGGCAGAAATGGCGGCGTTATGATTTATGACGCCTTGGCAAAGGTACTCTATGATGTGGAACGCAATGTAGAATATGAGCCGTGGACGTGTATGAATGATGAAGGGTTGAAATCCCGGATTGTGATTTCCGGGCAAAAAGAGGTTGTCTATTCCATTAAAGCACAACTGGAAACGAATAGTAAGATTGCTGTATGTATGCGAAATACGCTGAACAGCAAAATGATAGAACTGATGGTATCAAATCAGGAAGGGATGGAGGAACTGCATCGAATTGTGCCGGCGTATGATGCGGCAGATGTTGAAACACAGCTTTTTTATGAACGACCATTCCTGGAAACTGTTGCGCTGATTAATGAAATGATTGGCTTGGAATATACCATACAAAACCAAACTGGGCTGATCAAAATTGAAGAACGTCCCGGCGCAAGAAAAGACCGGTATACTTCGGTATCTTATGGGAATTACTTCATCAGTCTTTTGGAGCAGGATCTATTCTCTGATAATGCAGAATATGAATATCTAACATTGTTTAACTGAAAAAAGATGGGAGGTGAGGGTTGATGGCAGGTGAGTCAAAATTCCGTGCATGGCTAAATAAAGTAGCAGGCGCAGACAATCCTACACAGGAAATGTCAAACCAGAATGCGATGATGCCGACAGCGGAAGCAGTTTTACACGAGTTTAATACACAGTTGGGTGCATCTTATTTGAATATGATCAGTCAGGGAAGCAAAAGAACATCCCCGTATTCTACAGAACAGATTCTTAGAATGGCACAAGAACCGATGCGTTATATTTCTCAGCTGCGCCAATGGGCGCGGTGGGCATATTATTCCAGTGGTACAGTTGGCACTGCAATTGACGCGCTGACAAGTCTGCACGCTTTGGATTATGTCGTTACAGCAAGACCGAAAAAAGCCGGGACGCAACGCAAAGGATATCGCCCCAGTGCTGATCGAATGCACAGTGTTCTTCGTTCCATGCGTTATAAAGAAATCATCCGCGATGCTGTTTTTCATAATGCAAATGAAGGAATGTATGTGGGCTATATGGAAACACGTACTGTGCCTGTAGAGAGAAAACCGGCGCTGACAGATACAGATATTTTAGGTATTACAGAAATCAACTCTGCTGGTATTAACACGGTAGTCATTCCGCTTCCCATTGATTATGTACGCATTATTGGCCGCAGGAATAACTGCTATGAAGCAGCATTTGACCTGCGGTATTTTGATGGAATGATGGATGATGAGCGCAAGCGTAAACTACGCGGTTTTCCGCGACAAATCCAGGAGGGTTGGGAAAAATATCATAATGGCAAGTTTGACAATGGTGCAACATGGCTGCGTTTGGACTGGCGGAGAACCATTGTAACCAAAATAAAAAGCAGTCAGAATGATCCTTATGGCGTGCCATTTGCAGTGGCTGCACTGGATGATATTGATTATGCCAAGTACTTTATCAATACGAAACGGATGGTATTGGATAAGGTGAATAACCAGATTTACTATGAAACTTTTCCCGAAGGGAAAGATAAAGGCACTTCTGCACTGTCCAAAAAACAGCAGGAGAATCAGCATAATACAGTAAAACAGGCATTGACGCAGAGAACCAATTCCAGCGGCATTGCGTTTTTCTCTTTGGCGGCAGGCACCAAAATGGACAGTCTGCCAGTCAACATTGATTTGCTGGATGAGGAAAACGAAAATGCAATGAAGGAAGATGTGAACAATGCGATTGGTGTTGGCGCGGCGGCGCTGAGCGGCAGCAGTTCTACAAGCAACTATGCTACGGCAATGCTGAATTTGGAGATTGTAGCAAATAACGTATTCACATGGATTGAGGCAATTGTGGAAGAACTCAACAAATGCCTGAATTACAATGTCATTCGTGACAGTAACTATCGTGTAGAATTTCGTGTGCTTCCGATTACGTTTGCCAATCGGGAAAAACAAGTGAAATATTTTTCGGATTTGTATGCGCGGGGAAAAGGAAGCCTGATTGCATGGATTGCGGCAACAGGGATGAATGCTGACGATTATCTTTCCCTGATGGATTATGAACTGGAAGAGGATTTTGAAAACCGCTATCCAGTTCATAAAACATCGTTTACGATGACAGGTAATGATGATGCAGATCAGAACATCAGCAACAGCGATGCACCAGCAAATGCAAGCACTGCATCTACGATGGCGAATAACGGGAATGCAAGCCCATCCCCTTCTGACACGTAAAAGGGAGGTGAGGAAATATGGCTGAAAGATTTTTTTATCCAATCTGTTATGAGATTTCCAGTGAAAGCAGGATTGCAGGCAGACGACCGATTAAAGTTATTTTGCATGAAATTTTCCCGAACAGCTCTGTATGGCAGGAAAATGGAATCTCATGGATTGAAAAATATGTACAGGCGAATCTGCATTCTGTTGTGGGGATGTCAATTACTGTTGAGTTTTTAACGGATGACCGGGATATCCCTTATGGGCATGGCATGACGGAAATTCGCACACAAGACAATCTGCCTTTGTTTGAGGATGCAACGATGGTAGGGCACTTTGACAAGGCGTATATTGATGATGTTGAAATTAAAGGTGTGACAAAACGGGTTTTGATTGCCGAAGGTACGTTGGATGAAATGCGTTATCCAAAGTTTGTCGCCTGGCTGCGTGAACATATGGCGGAGTCTGTTATTCAGGGTTCTGTTGAAATTGTGGGCAGGGCTGAGCATGACGGACACATTATTTACGATGGCGGCTGGAAAGAGAAGGGGCGTATTCCGCAAATTTATGATTACAGCGGTTATGCAATTCTTAGTGTGAATCCGGCTGATGAAGCCGCTATTGTGATGGAACTAAACAATAAAAAGCAACAAAAGGAGGAAAGCAACATGGATGAAAAACTGAAAAATGAACTGACGGCAGTTGTATCAAGTGCTGTTTCTGAGTCCAATTCCAAGTGGGATGAATATTGGGCAAAGGTTGAAGCAAAAGATGCTGAGATTGCCCAGCTCCAGGCGGATATTAAGCTGAAAGAAGCGGAGATTGCCCAGCTGTGGGCGGATCTTGAAGCGGAAAGGGCTGCCAAGACTGCTGCTGAAGTTGGTCTGACCGATGCGAATGACGCGAAAGCGGCTGCGGAATCCAGTCTGAGCGAAGCGAATGCAAAGATTGCCAAACTTGAAGGAGAAGCCGCAAAGGCTGAACTAAACGCCGCGTTAGCGCCTTATACCGAGGAGCAGCAGGCGATTGCCAAAGAAGAAATTGATGCTTTCAATGAAAATCCAGGAAGTGTAGAGATCAATGCGATTGTAGGCAAAATCTGCACCGAGATGGTGCGTGCGTCCCGTGAAAAGACAGTCACGGAAATCAATGCCGCCAGCGAAATTGATGTTTTCGCTATGACTGACGGCTTTAAGCCGGAAGCTGATGACAGCGAAGTCGAAGTATTCTAAGAAAGGAAAGTGAACGAAGATGAAAGCTAAAACGATTGGTTATTTCAAAAATATTCAGAATGTCGGTTACTGCAAAGCTGCGGCTGACTTGAAGGTTGGCATGGGCGTCATGCTGGATCGTGCCACAAAAACAGCAAATCTGCCTGCCAGTGCGGACGATGCAAAGAAATGTCACCGCATTGTGAGCAATATCAATGATAAGCCTGAAATGCACAATTTCAGCGAAGCTGTTGTTGTGAAAAAGGATGAATATGTCCGTGCGGATGATCTGCTTACTGCCGCAAATATGGAGATGGAGTTTGCTGACGATGAGATTAACGGCGGCGTTGACAGTGTTGCTGTGGGTGATACATTGGTGTTTGGCACTGACGGTCTGATTGTAAAGTCCGATGCAGTGACTGGTTATCAAGTGTATTTTGAAGTGATTGAAAAGACTGCATATATGGGCAAAGGCATTCTTGCTGTTGTCCGTGTACAGTAATACAAGGAGGGATAAAACAATGAACCCGATTTATGAAATCAATATGAATAATGCCCGGGTTAATATGGACACCGGGCGTGTAAAACAAAACTCTCCTGTTGTGGAGGTGTTTTCTGCGCTCTCGGCGGGTCAAAAGCCCAATGTGGATGCGAAAGTGCAGGATAAATCTGTGGCAACCTTAAAAGAGTTATCTTCCAAAGCGTTGGCAGGTGATCCTGTCGCACAGAGTGAAATCAATACCATTATCCGGTTTGCCATTGAGCCAAAACTGCTGGAGGCTGTGCGGTTGTTTGATTTTATGGGTACTTATCGCCGGATTGGATATCACGAAGCGCCTATGATGAAAACCTATAAATATGAAAGCGTGGATTCTCGTTTTCAGGCTTCCAGTTCTGACGTGCCTTTTGCCGCCTGGAATTTCCGCGAATATCCCATTGGCACCCAGACGATTTCTGGTGGCTTTGCGGTTGACTATCGCGAGATTCAGAGCGGCAACTTTGATGGCAGCATTGCCGAAGGTATGAATCAGGTACAAATTGATATGCAAAACAAGGCTGTCTACTATGTAATGACTGTTTTGTATCAGGCGCTGAAGAACGCCAAAGGCGTGAAACATTTTGCGGAATCTACTGGTATCACCAAGACCGGTGTTGATAATATGCTCAAGTCCATGCGCCGGTATGGCAAGGTTAATATTGCCGGTGACTATTCTGTGGTCAGCCAGTTTAACGACTTTGCCGGATTTAAGACGCTGGCTGCTGATGATGTGCGATATGCAAACCGCATTATTGCGGAAGAAATCCGCAAAACCGGGCTTGTGAATATGTATAATGGCGCGGTTGTAACCGAACTGCCCAACGCAATCAATTGGACGAAGCTGAACGCTGCGGGCACCGATTATGATTTATATATGCCGCAGGGTCTGCTGTTCTTCCTGCCTCACGGCGTTGTTTCTCCGCTGCAGGTATTTTTGCGCGGTGGTTTGACCACGATGACTGGTGACGATATTGTGACCCGTCAGCACCTGACCCGTTTTGATATGGAACTGGGCGCTGGCGTTGCTGAGGGGATGGAAGATCAAATCGGTTTGATTTCTGATACCAACTTTGAAGCGCCTGCTGTATAAGTGACGAATGAAATTAACAGGGGCTGTTTTTTTACAGCCCCTAATTTTAATGACAAGGAGAATCGTTATGGTGACGAATAACAATGTTCTGGTGAATAACTTGTGTTCCTGGCCACTCTCATTTTGGCGCAAGGCTGGACAGGGTGATATTGAAATCCCTGCAAACGCTAAGAATTGGCCATTGCTGTCGTTTGAGGAAATTCAGGCGCAAATTCAAACTGGCAACAGGATGTTTACCGGTACAGACGGCATGGGCAATCATGCGCGGATTCAGATTGTGGATGATACGCAGCGCAAACAGCTTTTTGGTCTGGAAAGTGTAGAAACAAATGCTCCCGCACTGCTGAATCTGGAGGAAGTCAGCAAACTGCTGGCAATCCGAAGCAAAGCGAAATTCCATGAGCAGCTTCAGGCGATGGTAACAACTGACGCGGAAAAGAAGATGCTGGTGGAGTTGGCAAAGCAGGCTGGTTCTGATGAAGCTGAAACCTGGAAAGTTGACGTACTGCGCAAACTGGCTGACACGGCTGTCATTTAAGCCTGAAAAAGGGGGTGTGGGATATGCCTGATACAGAAAAAACAACATTCGAGGAAATTGAAAGAACCTTTCATTCCATGCCTTTGACGAAGTTTGAAATCCCGGAAGCGTTAGAGGCTGAATGGCTTGCTACAGCGGTTGCCGATTATGAACTGAATTTGAGCTGTGATTTACAGTATGACGAAAATGAAAGACAGTTTGCCGGAAAACTGAGCAAAATTATTTGCCGCACGTTGGCACAGATGATGTATGTGTCGTATTTGCAGCGAGAATTGAGCCGGGTTATGGCGCTGAATGGGATTTACGGCAAGGACGTACAGCTAACCGGGCAAGACGCGACCAAGCGTGTCACAAAACAGGAACTTGACAGCCAGATTGCTTTGGTTGAAACCTTGCTGCACCGGCAAAAGGATCACGCATATGGATAAGGAGGGCGATATGTCTGATGAATCAAAAAGCTGGTATCAGATGACGCGTCCCCTCTTTAACAGCGGCTTTGAAGATGATGAGTTTTGGGCGTATGGACAGGATGGTTTTCAGGAAGTGCTGGATTCCTTTATTGGATCTGACGTCCTGATCTATGACAAGACGATGGATACAGAGCCGCAGCGTGTGAGGGCAATTGTTCAAAACAAGACCAGCGATGTATACAATAGCACAACCGTGCGGCAAATACTTTGCAATATTGGCATTTTGAAATGTGGTCAGTATGTGAATTGCGACGGGGAGTTTTGGCTTGTCAGTACATTGCCGGACAACAACCGTATTTATGAAAAGGCGGTGTTGTGGAAATGTAAACATTCCATCCGTTTTATCTCACCGCTGACCGGTAAAATTGTGAATTATCCTGTGTTCAGTACAAACAGTACGCAATATGGCACAGGTGAATCAGAAAAAACACATATGAATGTTGGGGATGACCAGCATTTGATTTATTTGCCGTTCAATCAGGAAACCATCCTGCTCGATGATCATTTTCGTTTCATTATGGATAAAAGGCACGATAAGCCAAGCGTTTATCGTATCACAAGAGTCGATCCCGTTTCTTACGCGGTGGGCGGTGAGCATGAACAGGATGGGCTTATCCAGTGGTCGGTATTGCAAACTCAACTTAACCTTGCGGCAGACAATATCGAACTGATGATTGCGGATTATTTCCCTGCTTCTTCTGGCAATACAGAGGCGTTGCCGGGTGTGTCCGCCTCTCTTGCAATATCTGATTTGGACGGGGATTTTAAGCTGGCAATTGGTGAAACAAAACAGATTCAAATTTGCTGTACCGATATCAATGGGAATGCAATAACACCGCCTCAGTATCGGCTTGAAAGCGATTTGGCAGGCGGAGCAGTCAGTATCATTGATGAAGCGAATGGAATTGTTACATTGCAGGCGTCTGATGATCCAGCCTTTGTCGGAAAACAAATTCAAATTAAGGCAGTCAATGATACGCTGATGTGTGAAGCTGTTATTACAATTCAAATTGTAAACTGGTAGAGAGGAGTGTGAAATATGCCGCATTTTGACGCAATGATTCAGCAAAAGATTTCATTAAAACAAAAATTATTAAAAAGCCAGGCAGTGGTGAATTTGCTGTGCAATACGGGCAACAATGTCGCGAAATTTGATGATATCAAAACAGGAAGCAAGAGTCCTGCGGCATCTCTCATTAAGACACACTTTTATGTACCTGATACACAAACAGTTGATAAAAACTTTATTACCATGCGCAGCCGTGTGATATATGCCGATTCAAATGTGGTGAAAGAAACGGGTATCACCATCTATATCATTTGCAACGAACACCAAATTGATTTATTGCAGGGTTCCAGGGCGGATTTACTGGCGGATGCGGTTGACCGTATTTTGAATAACGGGGAAAAACCGCTGTTTGGCTTAGGTGGGATTGTTTTGGGTACAGCGGATGAGGTGCAGTTTAATGAAGGATATTCCGGATGGCAGATTCCATATGTCACCCATGAGCGTAACAGGAGCGCAGAACTGCTATGATGGATTGTCTAACCGCGCTGACGGGTGAAGCATATCAAATTACACCCCAAATAGCTGTGCGGAATCCGACTTTGCGGGAGATTTACAAATATGGAGAACAACAGTATTTTGGACTGACACAAACGATTTGTGCAGCGCCTGCTGACCGTAAGGTGGAAATTTGGGACGCGATGGGCGTTTATTGGGATAAGGTAGATGAGTATGAACTGTTTTTGTCAACCTTTAGAGCTGTTCAGCAGCATGATACAAAGATATTATTCGGCGATTTGGATATCGCTTCGTTTCAGCCTATGCCCTCAAAAAACCTGAAAGATTTCGTGCTGGTAAACCGTGATGGTGCTGTGATTGATCGTGCGGTTTACAAACTGCTGACCGATTATCTGCGGCATATTCATATGTTCAAAAAGAATGTGGTAAAGCCGTATGATGATTATACCAGGGAAATTATGATTGAAGCCGACCGAGATGATCGGGAAGATGCAGCGAACAAATCGTTCAGGTCAATCTTGAAACCGCTTGTTTCTTCGGCAATCAATTTGCCCGGCTCACAATTCCGATGGGATACCGTTTGGGATGCTCCTATTGGCGTATTTATGGACAGTATTATGCGTATGCAAAAGCGTGACCGCTACTTCTTTACGATGATTGGTATTTATAGCGGATGCGTTGACATAAAGAAAATCAATAAAAAAGAACTCGAATGGATGTCTGATGACGTCCATGGCTAACAAGAAAGGATGGTAGAGTATGCCTAATTTTGACATCAAAAGCGCTGTTATTAACAGATTTCTTCGCCTGACCGAAGTTGATTTGGAATCCGGTGTAGTAAACTGGGTACTTAGAAATATTGAAAGCCCGCAGGCTGAGTTCACCGGCGAGTCTGTAGATAAAACCGATGAACGTGGGATTCTGATTTCCCGTTTTGATACCGCGAAAGGGTTTACACTGTCTGGCGAAAGCTCCAAACTGGAACTTGGTCTGATGGCTTCTCAGTTGGGGACAAAAGTCCAGGTGGCAGCCGCTGATAAGAAAATCAAGGGTGAGGACTTTGAGATCATCACGATTGTGGAAGATGCCGGCGAAAAGAAAGCAACGATGGCTTATACACCAATGGTTACGCCCAGTGTCGTTTATGCAATCAATAAGGACAAGTCTTTGGGTGAACCGATTGAGGTTGGCACGGCTGATGAGAACGCCAAAATCACTGGAAATGTTATCACATTGCCTGCTGATTATACCGGTACCCGTGTTGGCGTGCTGTATCAGTATGAAACAGATGAGGCTGTCCGTGTGACTGACAGCTCTGAAACTTTCAATAAAAATGCCAAGTATATCGCCAAGATTCTGGCTGAGGATGTATGTGGTGTGACTGCTGCTGTCACGATTGTGGTTCCAAAAGGCAAGCTGGATAACAACTTTAGCCTGAACCTGACCACTGAGGGGACACACCCATTCAGTATTTCCGCGATGAAGGATTACTGCTCCGAGGAAGAAGAACTGTGTTACATTCTGATCGGCAAGGCAGTCGGCGTGGGTGTGTAAACAATGAAACGCCGATGCCGGGTATGCGGTGCAGTGTACGAATATTGTTATTCCTGTGAAAAGGTTCATAGCTGGCGTGCGCTGACCGACACTGCCGATCATTATTATGTCCTGAATGTTCTGATGGAATATCAGGTTGACCATGATGCAATGAAAGCCTATCAAGCGTTTTGCAGGCGCAGCATTGATATTCATGACACAGTGGGATTTTTACCGAATGTGCAAACGCTGCTGGATGAAATCGCCTGTGCGGTAAAAGCAGTGGATAAAAAGAAAACTGTGCCATTGCCACATAGGGCTGCTGTGCAAAAAAAAGCAGCAGCCAGCCGGGAGATGAAAGACGCGGCAGATAAAACAGAATAAACACGAGAAAAAAAGAGGCGCTACGGCGAAATGCAGCGCCTCTTTTTCCGGTTTGGAGGTGGATTTTATGAATATCCTGGCGCTTGACCAGGCAAGGCATGGGGCATGGGCTATTTTTGATTCTGATAAAAAAACAATGACTGACTATGGAACATGGGCTTTTGAAGGCAAAGATTATACATTTGAACAGGCAATCCTGCAAATTGAAATGCTGGTTGGCGATGTTATCAAAACGCATAATATTGACGCGGTTTTTATCGAAGATATCCAACTGCGGAAAAATGTACAGAGTTTTAAGAAACTCGCACAGTTACAAGGCGTACTCGTGAATCTATGTGAGAAAACGAATCTTTTATACAAACTGATTGCACCGACACAATGGCAAAATTATTGCAAAGCACGCGGCAGGACTGCAAATGAAGTGAAATCCAAGCTGAAAGAAGCACCGTCTGCCGCAAAGAAAGGTTCCAAAATACTTTCTTTGCAGTTTGTGCAGGACAAATATGGAATTGAAACCGATAATGATAATCTGTCAGATGCAATCTGTATCGGACATTATGCAGTCAACAATCTTGAAATTTCAAAAGGAGAACAGGCATGAAGAATCATAATTGCAGGGAATTTGAAACTGATTTCGAGGATGTTCAAGGGCTGATGGATGAAACCCTTCCTGATCCTTGCCTGCTGGAGTATTATCGCCGCCTGAAAAAGCGTGAAATTCTCTGGAATGACGAAATCAGTGATGAAACCGTTGATATTGCGCTGTATATCAGGAAATGGAATGAAGAGGACAAGGGGACAGATCCGAAAGACCGCAAGCCTATCAAAATCTTTATCAATTCAGATGGCGGCAGCGTGGATGCAGTTATGCACGTGATTGATATGATTCTATTATCAAAAACGCCGGTTATCACGATTGGCATGGGCAAAGTGTACAGTGCCGGAGGTCTTTTGCTGATGGCGGGGCATAAGCGATATATCTTTTCTCATACCAGTTGTCTTATTCATGATGGTTCTTCCGGCGCAATCGGCAGTATCGGTAAGCTGCTGGATAATCTGGAGTTTACCAAGCGGCTAGAAGAAAAAATGAAGCAGTATATCCTGACACGCACACGCATTACGCAGGAGATATATGACCAGAATTACAGACGAGATTGGTTCCTTTTTAGTGATGAAATGATTGATTTCGGCGTTGCAGATGAAATCGTGACAGATATTGATACCATTCTTTAAGAGGTGAAAAATATGGCGCGGAAAAACAGGGATATTTATGAGATGCCCGCTACGCTCGCAGAGCACCCATTCTATGGACTGACACTGGATGAACAGCAAAAGGCATTTCGAGATGCGATTTGGTGCAAAGAAAAATCAATCGTATTTTGCAATGCCAAAGCCGGTACAGGCAAGACATTGATTGCCACCGCAACCGCCAATCTTCTTTACGAATATGGGCAAAACCGCGGTATTGTGTACATTGCTTCTCCCACCCAGGAGCAGAAGCAAGGTTATTTGAAAGGAACGATTGAAGAGAAGTCCGAACCATATTTTGAGCCGTTTTATGAAGCGCTTCAGAAAATCGGAGTAAACCGTAATACCGCATTTTATGACGGATCTGTCAATGAAAAGTATCAGAGCGCTTATATCGAATGTTTGACACACACGTTTCTTCGCGGCACAAATTTCGAGAACAAAGTTGTTATTATCGATGAAGCGCAAAACTTCTATTTTGACGAATTAAAAAAAGTGCTGACGCGTGTACATGATAGCTGCAAGGTCATTGTCATTGGACACGATGGACAGAACGATCTCATTTCTAACCCGAATCATTCCGGGTTTGTTCCTTATATGGCGTGGTTTAACGGTGATGATCGGACGGCAATTTGTAAGCTGGAAAAGAATTATCGCGGATGGATCAGCCAGCACGCGGACAACTTGACATATAACTGCGCTATGAAAATGAAATAATTGGAGGATAACAACCATGAAGAAAATTGCGGTAAATACAATCAAAACCTTTTTGAAAGAGCATAAGCGCGAGGATGCTTATGCTGCAACATTCAATGTGGGGGATAGTTCTTTTGATGTGATGTTTCATACAGCATTGTCTGTGGATGAAAAAAGCACCTTTATTCACCGGGTGGTTTCCGGCTGCTTTGATGCTTCCGGCAAATTCCGTCCGGAATATGTTTCTCCTATGCTGCGGGCTACGATTATTCAGATGTGTACCAATATCCCTCCACTGACGCTTAAAAACGAAATGGATGAAAACGGCGTTGCTGCGTTGGATTTAAACGGCATGAATGAATTGTATTTAGCAATGGATTTGGATCATCTGCAAGACCCTGATTATCAAGCGATGATGGGTGAAATGGTTCATCTCTGTGGACAGGCGATTGATTGGAAAAAGAACTGTATGCTGCATGGCAATACAATGGAAAATACTTTGCGTGATTTTATCCTGACGTTGACAGAAAAGGTGAACAGTATGGATATGAGCAGCCTGATGCAGTTTGCCGGTGACTTGTCCGCCGCAACAAAAGGATTGGATGAGGGTGGTATTTTGAATGGATTGCTGAAACTTCACGAAGGGAAGAAACCGTAAAAGAAAGAGGTGACAGCGTGGGCATGACAATCCGTCAAGCGCTTGCGGCAGCAAATAAAAGCCTAATGCGCAGGGTAGACAACGCCATGAACAATGAAATGTTTAAGGCAGTGCAGGATGAAGAAATCGCTGCCATTGATGAGGCTGTTTATAAGGTTTATTCTCCTGCCATATATCAAAGAAGATATGAATATGGCGGTATGGCTGATCCTGATAACATTACAATTGCGGGCGGGACGGCACATGGCGGCGTTATGGCTGTGGTGAATGTTACGGAACCAAACCCAGGCGGATGTATAGATAATTGGGCAGTAACAACAGATAAAAATCTTCCCGAGCTGATTACGTTTGGTCATGGATACAAAGGGTATCTATATGATTTTCCGAGTCGTTATAGGTATATGTATCCGCGCCCGTTTACCGCAAAAACAATTGCACACCTGAAAAGCAGCAAGGCGCATATCGCTGCTTTGAAAGCGGGACTGCAAAGGCAAGGCATCAAAGTGAAATAAATTTGGAGATAAAGGGAGGTGAGGACAGATGGGCGAGGATTTGAAAATTGTATTGAAAACCGAACTGGAGGCTGATGAACAGGCTTCAGCACAACGGATTTCCGCACAGCTTCCCGGTATTGCGAATCTGGTCAATTCAAAAGGCGGCATTAAAATTAGCGTGTCCCTGGACAGCGCGAAAATTCAGGCTGATGTACAAAATGTCAACCGATTGGTTTCAAATTCAATTGGGAAAAATAATCCTGTAAAAATCGGCGTAGATGTAAACGCGCAAAGCGCTCAGTCACAGATCCAAAAGATTTCGAGTCAAATCGATCAGTTGTCGGCAAAATCTCAAATAAAAATGAGCGCGAATATTGATTCAGGCAAAATTTCTGAAATGGTTGACAGATTAAGATCATTAAAGCTCCCTGACAGCGCAATTGAAACTTTTAAGAACAATATCCGAGAGGCAAATATCAGCGTAACAGATATTAAAACATCATTTGATGATGTGAACAGAACTGTAACCGCTGTTGTCACTGGCGTAAATAAATTCGGAGATGTTGTCCGGCAAACGCAGGGGATTCAGCTTAAAGTCGATGAAAATACTGGCGAAGTCATTGATGTACTGAATAAGGATCTTGTTACTTATAAGCAAAATATTGAAAAGACGGCACAGGCAGAAGCCAGACGTGCCGCGCAGGATGCAAAAGACAATGAATCAAGGATTGCGTATCTCAATCGGCAGTTAACCATTTTAGCTGATATTCAGTCTGCGTATACGGGCGCTACTTCTGTAAAACCAGTAAAAGACAGTTCTCACCTGGAAACCCTGAACAGTGCATATACCGCACTGAATACACAAATTCAGAATATGATTTCTGCTGAGGGACGTTTGGATAATATGCAGCGTTCCAGTCTAGAATCACAAATTGCGAATCTTCAACGGCTTGTAAAAGCATATCAGAATGCCGAATATGTGGCGACTAAGCTAAGAACAAAGGATATTGGTTCTATCAAGGATGATCAGTTTTCAGGGCTGGCTGCATTGGAAAATCGGCTGGAAGCCGCAGGTATACTAACCGAAACGTTTAAAACAAGAATCAACGGGTTAAAAGCCTCTTTGCAGGATGTCGGCACCAAGGATGGGCTTGTGACATTTCTGAACAGCTTTGACCAACTGAACAATGATGTATCTGTCTTTCAGGAACGGTTACGCGGCGTTAATGCAATTTATACCCAGATGATTGGTCTGGACAAGCAAATCACTGCGGTTCAGGGTAAAATGGCGAAATTAGATCCCCAGGCTGACCAAAATAAGCTGACTGCATTGCAGGGACAGCTTGCGGTGCTGCAAAATCAGCGGATTTCTCTGGAAGGGCAGCTTGTTCCTTATGCGGATATCGTCCAATATGCACAGCAGGCGGCAGCGCTTGAACAGAGCCGTCTTTTGCATGGTTCCCAATTGGTATATACCCAAATGGAAATTGCGGATAAGGCGCGGGAATATGATGCCGCAATGCAGCGCATTCCCAGTACCATTGCAGATTTGCAGACAAAATACAATCAGTTGGTACAGCCCACAGAAACTGTGACGCGGAATATGCGGCAGCTTCGGGAGTTGGCAGCACAATACAGCGCTGATATGGGCGCACGGGAAAAAGTGCAGACATATGAGCGGCTGCAACAGCTAATCGGATCTTGCAAAAAAGAAATGTCTGAACTCATGCGTGTTCAGCGCGGCGAGGTCAACGATTTCAGATTTACACAAAACCTGGAAAAGGCGAAAGTGGATCTGGCAACTGTCGGAAGAACATGGAGCGCGTTGAAGCAAGATCCGGGCTTAAACGCACAGTTCCAGCAATTAGAAGCGAATCTCAAACGGGTCAATAATCAGGCAGGTTTGACCAAATGGACGGCGCAATTTAGCGCATTCAAGGCACAGGTGAAAGCTGCGGGCAAAAATATGCAGTCCCTTGGCGATGTTCTGAAAAACAATGTCAGCAAAGTATTACAGTGGGTTTCGGCGACCACTTTGCTGTTCAGGGCGTTCCGTTTATTGCGTTCTGCTCTTTCGACAATTGTCGAACTGGATACAGCTATGATTGACCTGCGCAAAGTTACCGTTGCTACCGAAACGGAATACCGGCGTTTCTATGCCGCCGCAAATGATACGGCAAAGGCACTGGGCGTTACAACAGAAGCAATCATTTCACAAACTGCTGAATGGGCAAGGCTTGGAATGAGTATGCAGGACGCTGCAAAAATGGCGGAAAACTCTGCAATCTTTTCTGCGATTTCTCCAAATTTATCGGCAGAAGAAGCAACAGACGGGCTTGTAAGCATTATGAAAGCCTATGACATGGAAGCAGATGAAATGCTGGAAGGTGTCATTTCTAAAATCAATAAAATTGGCAATGAAATGGCTGTTTCAAACAAAGATATTGTTGAAGTCATGACCCGCAGTTCAGCAGCAATGAGCGCCGCCAACAATAGTTTTGAAGAAACCATTGCACTGGCAACAGCGGCAACAGAAATTGTAAGAGATTCTGCAACCGTAGGCACAGCTTTGAAAACTTTGAGCATGAGAATCAGGGGTAAATCTTCAAATGCCCCATGTGTACAGAAATGTGCATAATTGTATATGTTTAATTGCAGGTAATTCCTAAAGCCTTGCACCACAATATAGGGGAAACCACTATATGAAGGGACGAAAGTAGAAACAACGCAAGGATGGCATATGGTCAATATCTGCATCGGAGGCTTCAGCCTGCCGTGGCTGCTCTGATCGAGGCGGACGATACGGCCCGATTGGCACATTTTGCGGCGCAGGGATGGTTTACAGCAAAACAGACGGATGAGCTGATCCGCCTGGCCAGAGAGAAGCGAAAGACCGCCGCCCTGGTCTGGCTGCTGCGGTGGAAGGGAGAGCACTATGGATTCCAGGACAAGGA